ATTTCTTTACCCCTTCTTTATATCCAATTTATCAAGGCTGGACAACCGCTGAAACGGATGAAATTTATGTCGCAAAGGGGTATATAGAAAAAGCTATAGAAATTTTTGGTAAAGTCAAACCAATCTATCCTTTCGTTATGCCGACGTTCTTTGAATCTGGTGGTCAAAACGTCTTTATGGGCATGGCTCAAAATGCAACCTTATCGCAAGGAATGTATACTCAAATTCTTGACTCTGGCGCTGATGGTTATATTATGTGGTATGCTAATTTGCCAAGTCTTTATTCTAGCAATCATAGATTTACTCCAACTGTAAGTAAGACGCTTGCTCAGTGGCAGGCTATTACAAATGGTTGTTTCATTATTGCTGTTGACGGCTATCCTGTAAAGGTTGAGGGTATAAACTTCTCAACAGCAACGAGCATGGCTGATGTTGCTCAGAAGATACAGGACGGATTTAATAATAAGATAGCAACCATTTCTATAGTAACCGCATCTTATGGTTCTACATGGAATTCAGGGTCTCCAACGTCTCCTAGAAATATAGGAAATGTCACTGTAACATGGGACTCGTCAAATCTTAGATTTGTAATGAACACTTTGAGAGGAACTTTGAAATCTCCTAGCGGAATGGTTTTCCCGCCAGATTTTGACAAGGGATTCTTTGTTATTAAATCTTGGACCGCCTGGACCGGAAGCTCTTCTCCAGGTGTTGATATAGGCGTTGACGAATGGATAGGTCGTCACAATGTCTGGACAGATCTAACAAACACAAGAACAGATACAACTAATGAGTTTGGCAGATGGATTGAGAGTTCTCGTTGGTGGAATTCTTATAAGTCAATAGCTCTTGGTTCTTATGGAACAAGCATATTCAATAGAGTTATACCTTTCATAAACGTTGTAACACCTACTTCTGGTGATGTTCCGTTTACTGTTCATGTTGATGCAACAAATTCATACTTCAACGGTGTTGATGCTCAAGATTGTATATTTGAGTGGGATTTTGGAGACAACAACCCTCCTACTTCTGTTATTTCAAGAACAATGGTCTTTGATCCAAGAGTTGATAGCGATTATAACGCTGACGGAAGCCCTCATAGAAAGACTTCTCTATCCAGTAAACAGAGAGGTATTAATGCTGCATACACTTATTATCACAATAATAACGGTAATCCGTTTACAATAACGCTAAAGATATGGCACAATGGAGCAGTTAGCTCTGCGGTTTCTACAACCGTTACTGTTTCTAATCCAACAATAGACTCTTATCCAACTAACAATTCTAATAATTGGGTCTTGTTGCAAGTTGTCCCAGAACAGCTTACTCCTCCTTCAAATACTTTCCAAACGATAGACGCCGCTGTGTCTTGGATAAACTCAAACAGAACCAACGGCAAGGCCATTATTGAGCTTTTGCCAGGATATAGTGGTTCTGGTAATTTGAATTTCCCTCTTAATGGAAAAGTAACAATAAGTAAGCCAAATATTTTAATTAGGGCTTCAACAGCGTATTCAACGCAGAAGCCAAGAATTGTTGCAAAGAACGGTTCTTTTAGTAGAAGTTCTCCAACAGCTTTGTTTGAATTGTCTGCAACTGCATACAATATTAATTTCCAGGATATTCAGTTTGGAGCGTCTGCTAATGTTACAGGAGACCCAGGGGGTCTTGAGCAGGGAAGCGATAATACTTCTAATCTTATAGGATGTGTAATAAAATCACCAGCTTCTGCAACAACAAACGCAAGTAATATAACTTTCTCAGGTTGCTTGTTTAGAAATCTTTATCAAGCCGTAACGACTTCGCATTTTGTAACTGGTGTATATTTCAACCAATGCCACACATCAACAACAAAGATAAAGAGTTATGACTTCATAGGCTGTAACTTTGTTCTTAATAGATGTTTTCATGCAACTCTAAATGGATTTGCTGATGGCGCTCAAGTTTTTGCTGTAAGGACACCGGCTGATTCTCCAATAAACTTTGGAGGAACTAGTGGTCTTGCAGAAAAACTTTCTATGAATTTCTGTAGGATAGATCACCTTGCCTCTTTGCAGGGTTCTTCTATATCTTCTTCAGGACCAATTAATCTATATAACTCAAGATACGTTACTATTTATGGTTCAGTTTTGCAAGACGGATCAAATAATCTAAACGATGTTTTTGCAATTAGATTTGATTCAAATGAAATGCTAGCAGGCGGAACTAAGAGTTTGTTTGTTGTTACGCCGCCTTCTTCGGACATAACCATAGTCAACAATGTACTTAGGCCAAACACTTACACAGCGGGTTCTACAAGAATCAATTCTGGACTGTTTGAGTTTGGAGGGTCTTATGGTCTTGTAAACAACCTTAAGATAGGAAATAATACGGCGATAGCAGACATAAATACAAACTACCAAAAAGCTTTCTGGAATTTTACTACAGCAACAGGCGTTGGTTTGAGCGGTATTGAGTTTGTAAATAACCTTAATACAGAGCATAGTGGGTTCTGCATATCTAGATGGATTTCTGTCGGTACTAACACTGGTCAGTTTGACAAGTTTAGTAACAATGTATGGCCGCAAAGACTTGGCTTTATGGATTTTGCCTTTGTCAATGGCGTTGTAAAAACATGGGATCAGTGGGTTTCTGCCGGATATGAAGAAAGTCCATCTCAGTTTGAAGTAATCACAACCGATCTTCAATCAATCTATAAATACAAGCTTGATTCTTCGACAAATACTCCATTAGCGTCTTTGTCTGTTTTGTATCCAGCAGCTTCAAAAGACTTCAATGACGAATTTAGAGGTTCATTTAGCTGCGGAGTCGGAGCTACAAAACCATATACTCTTTCTTACTCAACTGCTGCATTTATTGTTTCGCCAAGCGTAACGACAAGGACAAGAACAGCAGAAGCGGGTTGGACGCCTCCATCTGGCGCTCAGAATGCGTTTGTTGCCATTACAGATCCTGTCATAAATACTGTTGATAACAATTACGCTTCTGTTGCTAAGCCTGTTATCAAAAAGCTTACGTCAAACGTTAGTGATATATTGAGCTTCTCTTCAATCGGAGATACTACGTCTAGAGCGCTTAGGATTAAGTTTGATCCAAACGGAAATTCTAATATCAAGAACGCTTATTTTGGCTTACTTCTTGACGGAGGCATAAAGAAGTTTGGAGCAACTTTTGTCAAGAATGATAATTCAACATTGTCCATAACGAGTCTAACCGTTTCTTCTTATGCTACTCTAACAGACCTTTCAAATGCTATTTATGGTGCTATAAACACGTTGTTTGTCAATAACAATCTTGGAAACCCTTCAACCTCTATAGACCTTTTTGGCTGCGGATATCTTGCTACTTCTTTGTTGGCGAATACTAGTGCGGTTAGTATAGAAAGCGATACTTATAGCGGTTTTGGTAGATGGGTTTATTCGCAGTTCTCATCAGTAACTCTTGGCAACTATATCAAAACAACAACAACTGTAACTCCAACAACTGATGGATATGATATTGCTATTACATATACCAATGACGGTCCAAGCGGAGCTAATGATAGCGTAACTGGCGATATAAGGCAAAGAATTTGTGTACTTAGAGTTGAGGGTGTTCTTTCTGGCCTCAAAGGAAAATTCTTGAGATGTACTGATAGCTCAAATCTTATGGATTATGATACTTCGTTTAAGAACTATTTTGGTCCTGGATTGAATTATCCGTTTGATAGATTTGCGCCAGTTGTTGTTGTTATAGGAGAAACCTATGCAGTTGGCGTGTCTGTACTTTATAACTTTGCAACTAGCGATTTGATTTCTCAAGAATTCATAGGACAATATGGCGTTGGCTCTATTGGAGGTATTGGTGTATCTTGTATATCTAACAGACTTGCTTGGCTTACGGATATACAAGGCGATTCCGCTACAGTTAATGCGGATTGTCTTGCTCGCGGACAGTCTATGCAAGTAACTCTATCTGTTAGAGTTACTAGAAACGTAAGAGATTGGGTTAAGACGTTAGCTCCTTATAAGGCTTATTTTGCAGCTACGCATGGTTCTGTTAGTTACATGAAAGATCCAAGACCAATAAGACCTGTGGTTCCTGCCATTACCAGCAATACTCAACCATTGTATTATCATGGATATGAAGACGTAAACAATCAAAATCCTGCCATTTGGGGTTGGGCTTGGTGGTCTAATAAGGTTAAGTATCTATACAATACGCTTGGATACGAAAGATTCTTCATGTGGAGTCCTGCTGGCTTGTACTACAATCAAAATCCCTATAACTATCCGTCTATTATGTTGACTCCGTTTTTTGATACAAACGGAGCATTCCCTCATTCTTCTGCTGCAACAGTATCAGATACTTGCTATACGAGCCTTGGCAATGGAACTTGTGTTCCTGGAACTTTTACTGTAAATCCAAACTTGCTAAAAGGAACGATTTATATGTTAAGAGACGCAATACAGGAGGTTCCTGTATTTGGTTTCTATCAAGGATATGGAACAACAGTTCATAAGCAATGGAATCCAGAAACTAAAGACTTTGTTGGCTTTGAAAATATGGATTCTGCTTACATTATGAATAAAGCAGCTAACGAACTCCATTTGATGGCTAATTATGCCAAGACAAATATGCTTGGTCTTGATGCGTATGCGGCAGGAACAAAGGGAGCGATTAGACAAAATAAGAGAGCGATTGACTACATTGGATACAAATATGACGGTCTAAAGCTTCTTGCTGAGAAATCTCCAGAAGACATTACCAACATCAACTGCATGAGCTTCTTGTTCTCTTTTGATTTACAATCTGGGCCTCACGTTCTTGCAGACTACATATTACCAGGACATGAGACTTTGGTTATGTTCTACTTTAACACTCATTGGTTGGATTTCCCGTATTCGACTTATAATGAAGGTCATGCAAAGAATGCTTTGGCGGCTTTTGCAAGATGGGGATTTGTTGTTGGAAGTATAGATAATGAGCAACACGCTTCTCCTAAGTCTCCTCTTGTTGACGCTTCGATTTTCAATGCTGCTGATAGGAGATTTGTTTACGATCAGAAGCCTGCAAGCGTTTCGTCTCTTGCTGCTCCTTCTGGTTTGCAATACAAGATTATTGACGCAATTGTTAACCAAGATTATCCTGATGTTCATGAGCAATCAATTATTCTTTCATGGAATGCTAATACTGAAGCTGATTTTAGCCATTATGTTGTTTCTAGAGCTAGGATTATAAATGGTGAGCCAGACTTGAATCTTCCATACCAAGAGAAGCTTTATACTAAAAAGCCAATCTTTGTTGATTATCAAGTCTTTCCGGCAAGAACGTATTACTACAAGATTGTTGCGTATGATGTGTATGGTAATGCTTCTTCTCCAACAACTTTTGAAGTAACTCATATAGCTGACGATCCTGTACTTAATCCGCCAAAGAACATTTCTTCAACAGCCAATGTTGGAGACGGTAATGTTGTTGTTGCATGGAATGCTCCTTCTTCTGAGTTTGAACCTTCTTCAACCAATAGAACTCCTCCAAAGATTATTGTACAAGGTAGCAGACGAGCGGTAGACCTCGGTAACGAGCTTTTTGATCTTTCAAATACTTACATACTTGTTAATGAATTTGTTTCTTGGAACAATAGCGACAATAGAACAATGGCTCAGCGAGCCGCAGAAGCTGTTGCTGAAATTGTTGAAGCAAGAAATAGATGGGCTTCCGTTAGACCTAATCAACCTTTCAGATGGACTTTTTGGCCTCAGAATTTTGGTCCTTATGACTGGGGGACACCCAACACCGCTCTCTTTAGACATAGTTCAGATTTCTTGAGCAATGGAAGGTATTCTGGAGTTTGGTCAACCGCAGGAATACAAGAAGCCAGAACTAGAATGCAAGAGTATTTTGGTATACTTGCAAACGCTCTTAATCAAGAGGGAATTCCTCATCCTTATTATTTGGATCCTGACTACGAGGGCGATGGTAATGGTGGTTTTGCGGGAGGAGTTGAAAGCGAGAGAGCTAATTGGCATAATTGGCTTATGGCAGATAGTAGGTCTAGTAATACTCTGTTTGATGGATCTATTAGTTATGCAGATTTTACGGCCCAGCTAAAAGATCTTGATGGTCTTCCAGTTCCAACTTCAGAGCTTTATCCTTACATATATGATCAATCATTGAGAGCTTCAAAATTGGTTCATGTTTATTCTAGTATAAACGCAATGAGAGTTGATTGGGGATTATACAAGTCTTTATTTGAACCTGCAAAAGAAGTTTGGCCTAATGTTATTTGTGGAAACTGGTTGCTTTTTGGAGCAACAAGGCAGTATAACGCTAATGGTTATAGGTTTAGAGAAAGCCCTGTTGATTTTGGCCCAAATATGAAATCAGACGTTCATGTTCCTTCTAATTATGGATGGGGTCTTACTGATTGGATAGGTTTCCCAACTGGCTATGGTTACAATACTTATTACGAAAATGCGTCTAGGTTTAATATTGATTTGAACAAAATAAAGAATCCAAATGAATTGGTTAAAGCAATGAGAATTGCTTCTCTTGATTATTCACTAAGAGCGTGTGAGGGTGCTAATCCAAATAAGCCTATAGCAGCATGGTTGAGCTACAATAATATCCCTCTTGTTTATAACAATCTTTATGAAAGAGGTAATCCGAAGTATCCAAACGGGTTCTCGGCCTCTGTTATAGACAACAGAGATCATATGATGAATCTGTTTAGGGTTATGAACAAGCGTAATGTTTCTATGGTTGGGTGGTTCTGCGGACAAACTCTTGGAGCAAACAACACGCAAGAGGATACAGCAGACACTTATAGCAAGATATACGAAGTTGTTAGCAACCTTCAGGAAGCTGGTTACATTGTTTGATAAGGAGCAATTATGATTTTGCCTACAGATTTTGCGTATTATGAGATTTTTAGGGCTACAACTCCAACTGGACCCTTCACTCTCATAGGTACATCAACAAGCGGCTCGTTTACTGATTTAACCGCAGTATTGGGAACGGTATACTACTATAGAGTTGTTACCGTTGACATTTACGGCAATAGGTCAGTACCGTCTTCAACTATCAATATAGCGTTCAATAACGAGGCTATTAGCGGTTTGATTACGGACTTTGCGTACTATGAAATCTACCGTTCCAATCAGGCGGATGGTGTTTTTTCCTTGATAGGAACTTCAATAACGGAAGACTTTGTTGACTCTACCGCTGTTCTTGGGAATACATATTGTTATAGAGTTGTTACCGTTGACATCTATGGCAATAGGTCTGAGCCAAGCACGGTTACCTGTGTTTTTTTTTCGATTCAAGGACCAACCCCGGATGGGGGCCAGCAAACAATTGTCAACCCTACCGCAATACTTTCAAGGGACAACGTTGTTTGCGTTTACCGAGAAGGGGACGCAGACAGCCTATCGTCCGCATTGCGATATAAAGAGATTCACGGTCTTGAAGATAATCAGTTGATAGCTATACCCTGCTCTAATAGGGAAGTGCTATCAGACTATATAGAGTTTCAAGAAGAAGTAGAAGATCCAATCAGGACTGCTATAACAAGCTATCCAGTTTCTGATCGAAGCGTTTATGCTATTATTTTGATGCCATATGTTCCTGGTGGATTTAGAGATGGTTCTGATGTAATATCTTCAACATCAAGGCTTTCTAGGTTATTCTATCCTTTTGAGAAGAATGCCGTTAATCCGATTTACAACAGACAAGTATTCAAGAGGTTTGACGGTTTTGATGCTTTACAGGCTTTGATTTGCACAAGAATAGACGGTCCAAATATTGTGACAACGCCTTGGTTTGATAATATTGAAATAGCAAAAGGAAGGTCTCAGGTTGGTGGTAAGTTCTATTTTGATCCATATTCTGCTTATTCGTTTGCAGGGGCTTCTGACTATTCATTAGATCTTCTCAACTTTAGAGACAGTTATTTAGAGAGGCTTGGTTTGACGACCGAGACCACTTCTCAATCTTCTCCTTCGAGAGATCCATTCTTTTCTCAGGTTGAGGGAGATTCGTTTTTCTGGGGATGGGGCGCTGATAGAGGTTCGTTGAACTATTTTCAAACAACAGCAGAAACTAGAGCTTTCTTTTACAATGCTGATTTTGATGGCGGATTTTCTATAAGAGACTTGGACGCTCGTTCTTGGCCTATACTCGCTATAAGGCAAGGATATGTTGCGGCAGCAGGCTCTATGTCTGGAACAAATGCGTATGCCTTTTTGAGGCCAGTTCCTTTTATGGATGCTCTTTTTAGAGGGGCAACAATGGGAGAAGCGATGTTCTTCTCTCAGCCTCTTATAAACTCTCCTATTGCTTGCTTCGGCGATCCTTTGGCTTCGTTTGCATTCCCTGTTCCGTTTACAGAAAATACTCTTCTATCTCCCCCAAAGGCGTGGGATAATATGGAGAACTGCCTTGCGGAAGCTGTTGCTTGTATATATAGAAAAACAAAGGTTCTTGATAAGCTTCGAACATATGTAGCAAGTGGGTCAGATGAATTTATTCAAGAAGAGTTGATATATCCGTTTGATCAGTTATCAGCGGAGTTTGACGATTTATCATGGAAAAACGATTTCGTTCAGCTAACTGGCAAGCTTGTTAATTTTGTTGTTGATAGGAATGCAACTGCTTATGATTTTGCATATCCAAACCTTAATCAGTATTTGACGCACACAGAGACTAAGGTATCTAGTATTGTTTTGGAAACGCTTCAGAATCAGAGTTTGATAAATTCGATTACACCAACAAATATTGAAGTTGTTGGGTCTTGGAACTTTGAAACAACGCTTGAGCATTATCCGGGCGATTTTAGGTTTTACCACTTTGAACTACAGATTGCTAGGGAATATAACGATTTTGATAAGGGTAACATATTGATATCAAAGGATACTTTTGCCGACATAACTAATTGGTATTTTGAAGATTATAATGGAGATTTTCAACCTTTTTCTGGCAATGGTATAACCAGTAATTACGAAGATAAGAAGATAAGGTATATCAATCAGTCTTCTGAGCTTTTGGTTCGAGGCGAGTTTTATTGGTTTAGAGTTAGGCAGAAAGACGAACTACAAGAGTTTGGTTGGAGATACTCAAAAGAGATAGTGTATCTATAAAATGGGGAACAAATGGCCTGGACAGCTAATATAACAGTAGTTTCAGATACTTCGGGCTATGCTCCGTTTACGGTTTTCGTATCGGCAGGCACTAGTCTTCTTGATGGAAATAGTTCGGAAACGGTTGAGTATCTTTGGGACTTTGGAGACCCTTCACCTCCTTTGAATGGCAATCAAGACAATGAGAGATACTACTCAAATCCAGCGGGGTATCAAGATTTAGATCTTACAAGCACAACAACTAATCAGCTTGTTACTGGAAACTTTAAGAACAAAACAAGGCTTCCAATACCAACGATTGATTCTGATGTAGACAATACTGGTTATACCAAGTGTAGCGGTCTTTCAAATTCAATGCAAAGAGCGAACTGCGCTGCATATACTTATTATCACAATAATGGAGGAAGTCCATTTACAATAACGTTGAGAATCTTTTTTGCAGGAGTGGAGGTCGCTAGCACTACTACAACCGTAACCGTTTCTCAGCCTACTGTTTATAACTCTTGGACTAATGCTGAAATTACAAACCCTGGACACAATATAAACCAACCAGGTTCGTATGTTAGCTTAAAAATCAATCCGTCTTATACAGGCCCTGGACAAGATAATCCTAGTAATTCAGAATGTAAAGAATTTTCAACCCTAGCAAACGCCGTGGCTTGGGCTGGTGCTTGGCATTCGAATTATGTTAGATATGTTTTTACAAATATAGATGGAAACTATAGTTTTAATGTATCTTCTCAGATAATATTTGATGGAACCGATCAAGTAATTACCGTTTCTGATTATCAATATCTTAGCCATTTTTCTATTGCAGCAGACTACAATCCTGTTTCTGAAGAATCTTTGATAAAAGTCAATGGTGATAGGTTCTACATGGAAAATATATCCATAAAAGGTTATGGTCCAACATCAAATTCAGAAATTATTGGTATTGAGATGTCTTCTTCGCAACAGAGTTTTTGTCTACATAATTGTTCTTTTTCTGGATTAAAAATAGGTTCTTGGCTTCAAGGTTCAAAAGCGTATATAAACAGGTCTATCTGTCCCGTTAGTGGTTCGGATTATCTTTGTAAGGAAAGCCTGATAAAGGGAGATTTTGTTAATCATGTTATCATGACAAATATAGAAGTTTCGAGTTATTCTGGAACTTCTAGAACACTGTACGAAAAGCAAGGCAAGCTTATAAAGTTCAATTCATCAATGTATATTGTTTTGCAGTGGTCATATCTTGATAACGCTTTAACTCTTGAACCTGAATATTCCTCTCCTGGCGGGGATTCTTCTGCATATGGTTTCTTGTATAACACTTTTGATGAATTATCTGCTGGAGCTTTTAGTTTCTCACTAAGTGGCGAGATTTTTTTGTATTCTAATTGTTTTATAAGAGGATGTTCTGAAATTTCAAACATTTTTTATGTAAGAATAGCGAATAACTATTTTTCTGCCGCTGGTGGCGGGCAAAAATCAGATCCAAGTACAATCGTTCAAAAGAGAGCTTGTTTGTATTTAGATCAACAACATGGCGGAATTTGTGTAGTAAGTAACATATTTGAACTAAAATACAATAACATGCTTTGCTCCGCTATTTTGCTTGAACCAACGGTTATAAAGCAGCAGGTTTTGATTTTGAACAATATGTTCTTATTATGGTCAAATGTTTCGGATTATTCTGCGGTTTGCGATCTGAATGCAGATAATTTTGTATTAGAACAGTTTGATTTTTCACAAAATGTATTTGTAGATAACAAAATCAATTGCATGTCTAACTACATATCTTATAATCCAGTTCAGTCAGATTTTGATATAACAGGAAATGTTTATCCAAAACCAGCTAATCTTGAAAATGTTAGAATGGCGCTAGTTGAGGGAGCCTCTGTTGATTGTAAAACATTTTTTGAAAACGTTCAATCAACTTCATTTGTTATAGAGATAGAAGACTGCTTGCCAGAAAGAGCTTTTGCTCTTGATATATTAAAGTATGACGAGTTTGAAAAGGTTAGTCCTCATGAGTCTATTAACAGAAACTATAAGTTAGAACTTCTTGATTCGTCTATAGTTCAGAGAGTTTGCGCCGCTTCTTTTGTTGCTTTTTCTGACGATTCTTCTCAGTTTAGCGTTTCGTCTTCATTGTCATATAGAAGCCGACCAACAAATGCCAATGCTGTTGCAAATGATTCTCATAATCTTACATTTGAGATTAGAGATCCATCTTTTATAGAACAAGATAATGATGATGTTACTTCTGCAAAAATAATTGTTGGGCAGTCATATGGAATCCCATCATACGAGACTGCTGTAAGTCCTTATCTTTCTCTTTTGAATGGTGTTGGAGACTATATAAAGACAACTATTTCAACCTCCGTTGAAGACGACGGTATAGATATTACTGTTGTTTATACTAATGACGGTCCTTTGTCTCAGGTTGTTGGTTCTGCTGCTCAAAAAATGGGAACCATAGACATTGACGGAATATTTTGCGGAAGAAATGTTTCGTTGCTAACTGATTTGAATGGAATGGGCTTTTACAGCTATATGTTCCACACAAAGCAAGGGCTTTATACAGGCAATGACGCAAGAGAGTATCCATACAAATTTGCGCCTATTAGCTGTTATCTCTTGAAAAATCATGCGGTTGTTATTTCTTGGACTGCTGATTATGTAAATTCTGACAAGATGTTTCAAGAAATAACCTCGTCTAGGTCAGGATTTAATGGGGTTGTATATTCTAGGGGCAAAACTCAGTTAAAGTGGTTAGCAAATACAGGAAGTTCTACTTCTTACTATAATGATTGCTTGCAAAGGGGAGAATCTTTTTCCATAACCATATCTATTCGTGTTGCAAGGAATCCGTCTAAATGGGTTTTGAAAGCTAAGCCTTGGAAAGACTATTTACAGTCCAATCACGAAATGGTTCATACTAGAGATCCAAGGCCTGTTTTCTTGGAAGTTATGACAACAAACTCTGGCGCTGCTCCGTTACTGCTTAATGCTTCTTACAATATACCTTCAACGGGATATTCGTCTTACATAAACAGCATTGTTTCAAATGTTATCAATAAGAATTATCAGAGGTATATGGTTTGGGAAATTCTTGGTCATAATGAGAATGGATTAAACTACTATCCTCAAATTTTGACTCCAATATACAGAAGTCAGTATCCTTGGACTGGATATCCAAATATGCTTTCTTCGATATCTGGCTTACAAAGGCTTGGTGAAGAAATTGCGCAGTTTGGCTTCTATCAAGGCTATGGAGATTTGGTTGCAACAAGCTCAACGGTATATGGTCCGTCTGTTGAGTATGAAACTATTGATTTTACAGATACCGCACGAATGCAGAAGTTCTATGATGAAGTAGACCTTGCTTCGGATTTGTTTTGGGCAAATTCTCTTGGTTTGGATTTCTTTGGTTCTAGTTTCAATCAGAATCAAATGAAGAATGCTTTAGACCTTATTGATACATATAAGGAGCGATATCCAAATATGTCTTTATTGGTTGAGAAAGCGAAACAAGATGTATTCTGCTTTAGAGGTGCTTCGTATTTGTTCTCGTATGACGGCATATGCGGTCCTCATCATCTTGCAAACTTTTTGGTTCCAGGAAACGAACATTGGTGTATTGATTATGGTGTTGTAAGATTTGATTCAACTCTTACTGAGGAAGAAGTTCTGTATAGGTTTGGAGTTATGGCGTCTTATGGCTATGTTGTTGGCGGCTATGGTTTGAATGTTTATCCCAATCTTGATCCTTCGTCTTCAAGCTTTGAAGCTGTTGATAGAAGATTTGATTTTGTAGACGTTCCAGCCAATTACACATCAACTGTTGCGCCTGCTCCTCCAAGCGGTCTTAGGTATGGTTTCTATGATAAAGAAAGAAATACAACATACACAACGGACAGAAAGTACATAAAGATATTCTGGGACGCTAATGAAGATCCAGATTTTAGTCATTACATTGTTTATAAGTGCAAGATTTCAAATCAAGTTATAGATTCTACACCTGCAAACTTTGTCAAGAGGCAATATACAAAGAACCCGTTCTTTTACGATACGGCGGTTAGGACAAATTCAACCTATTACTATCAAGTTTCTGCTGTCGATGTTTTTGGTAATGAATCGAGCAAATCTACCATTCTGACGGTTCCCTTTGTCCCTGACGACCCTGTTCTTGATCCGCCTTCTTCTGTAACTGCGGTAGGAGATGTTGACCAAAATACAATAACAATAAGCTGGAGTCCATAATTTGCCAGGAGATTTTTCTCATTACAATATTTATCGCTCTGATACTGGAACGCCAGGTACGTTTGTATTTATTGGCACAACAACCAGTACATCGTTTGTTGATAACGACGTTGTTTTAGGTAATACCTATTATTATGTTGTTACGGCTGTAACGTATTATCTTGTAGATGATCTTATTACTTATGAAGAATCTCTTTCTAGTTCTGTTTTTTCTATTACGTTTGAAGCTCCGCCTTCGCCTTCGCCTCCGCCGCCTCCTCCTCCGCCTCCTGTTGCTCCGCCTGTAGTTCCTCCAAGAGGGCCTGTTCCAGACGACGGACATAGAATAGGAACATATGACTATAGAGTGATAACTGAGGCTATAGCTGAATCTTATGATCTTGGCAAGGAGTGTCTCAGTCCTCTTGTTTGCATGTATAATAATCTGCAAAACTGCGATGTAAATGTTCGCCAAAGACACAGAACGGAGCTTGAGAGCTTTTTAAGAAGAACGTATGCTTACATAATCTACAAGCATCTTGATAATCAACAGACTATGTATAATGCCGTTCGAGCGCTGAATGCTCATGTAATGAGAGAATATGGCGCTGCATATGGGTACGACAACATGGACGAGTTTCTCATAGATCAGTTTTTAGAGGTTCCGCTGACCTATGCAATTCTTTCGGAACAGGTTGGATATTCGATAACGGTGATAGGAGATGCTAAAGCCAGGTGGTCTGACATGCATCTTCTTTGGAAGGATATAACGCTTCCAATGAATAAGATAGGATGGGAGAACCTTTAGTTTGAGGAATTTTCATGAGTTCGTCTCTAGGCGATAAAACACCTGCTCAATCGTGTAATGACCTTCTGTATCTCAACAACGATAATATAGGAGTCACAAGCGATCTAGTAACCGTTTATGGCGGCAACGGTATTCCTACGCCGTTGAAGCTATCCACAGAAAAAATGGAGGCTACGTTCAATAAGGGCGCTTTGGTAAAGCCTGTTATTGATTCGTACCATCTAAAGTACAATGATATAGGAGAGGTTGGAGCTACTTATCAAATTAGCACAACCGCTGGCAATGTTCAAAAACTCACGCTTACCGAGAATCTGTCGCTAACGTTTTTGCATAACTTAGACGAGGGTTCTGCATTTGAGTTGACCTTACTTGTTGAGCAATCAACAGGCGGTCATACCGTTTCGTTTCCGTCTTCGTTTAGGAAACCTGGACAAACGGATATAACTCTATCTTCAACTGCTAATGCAATAGACGTATTGAAACTTCTAACATATAATGGCGGAGAAGATTGGTTGGTTTATAAAGAAGCTTCAGATTTGAGGTAAAAATGGCAAAAGAAAAGAAGCAATCACAGAAGCCGCAGCAAGGTAGTTCTCTTGGCTTGTTGAACGAGTTGAGAGAAAAGATGAAAAAGGAAGTAGCCGGATTGGCTAAAATTCCAAGTATTGTAGAGTTTGTTGAGAGTCCTAAGTTTCTTGGACTACCTTATGCTAACCCTCCTGTTAGTCTTTACGATATACAAAAGCTCATACTTAAGTGCTTTTATAGGGGTAGCGATGGAAATGAAGATTTAGAGCTAACCCCAGAAGATCTTGACATAATTGACAAAAACGGTCTAAACGATCCTCTCAATGGAGCGTTATTAGATAAATGGAAATCAGGCAATCAGTTTAGAGAGCTTGTTCTTGTTTGGGGCCGAAGATGTCTTTCTGAAAACAGCGAAATCATTGATATCAAAACAGGAAGAAACTGGACACTTGGCGAGCTTTGGAATTATGGAAAAACAAAGCTAGAGTCTTGGACGTTTGACGAACGAGCCAAGAAGATGGTTTCAATAGACAATTGCAACTTGATATTTCAAGGCGTTAGAGATGTCTATAAGATTCAAACCATTTCTGGACACGAAATAGAAGCAACAGATAATCATCCGTTTTTGACAGAAGCAGGATGGGTTCATGTCAAAGATTTGAAACCAAAGGATAAAGTAGCGTTAGCGTCTTATCAGCCTTTCTTTGGTAGTTCTACGGAGCTATCTGAAGACGAGGCTGTTATTCTTGGTTATTTGAGCAGCGGTTCTTGCGATTCGGTTGGAGCTTATCTTGCTACGTCGCTCAGTAATGGAGAAGTTTTTGAAGATTTCAAGCTAAGAATAACGAAATATTGCGCTGATTCTAAAATAGAACCAGCAAGTAATCATAACATAAAGTCTGAAGACGAGCGTAAATACACTTACGTTTATTCTCAAAAGGCAACAAAGGTTCAACAAAATAATGCTATTACGCTTCTAGACAAAAACGGTTTGAAGAATAAAACAAGTCCGCAGAAGTTTGTTCCGTCAAGGATCTTTTCTTCGCCCAAAAATATTGTTGTAGCTTATTTGAAGTCTCTTTTTAGTTGTGACGGAGAGATTTCCTACACAAAGACTTATCGTTTCACATGTAAAATTGAGGCTTCTTTTTCGAGTCTACAGCTAACTAAGCAAGTACAGCATTTGTTGTCAAGGTTTGGTGTATTTTCAACTTTTCAATCAAAGCTAATCAATTCTAAGCCAGAGCATATTTTGGTTATAAGCAAAAACTCCTGTGTTCGTCGATTTATTGACGAGATCGGTTTTGTAGGAAAAGATGAAGCAGTTCAAGAGATTGCTCATAATGTTGATATTGAAAAGGTTAGCGACTCGCCTATCTTTTCACCGATTGTATCTATCAAAAAGATTGGAGCGAAAAGAACTTTTGATTTGATGGTTTCTTCGGACCCATCTTTACAGAATTTCTGTTCAAATGGCTTTATTTGTCATAATAGCGGAAAAGACTTCCTTACATCTATCATAGCTCTTTACGAAGCAATGAGACTTCTTGAGTGTCCTGGCGGTAATCCCTACGCCGTCTATAAGCTTGGTATGGCAACTCCGTTTACCATTCTTACAATAGCAAACTCGACTCAACAGGCAAAGATTCTGTTCCGAGAAATTAAGGACAAGGTTCTCAATAGCGATTACTTTAAGGATAAGGTTTTACCAGAAGGTATTACTGCGGACGCAATCCACTTCTTGACTCCCGAAGATAAACGAAGGAATGAAGAGTTGGTTGCTAAGGGGTTTGCTCCTGGTTTGGGTTCTATTGTTGTTCGATCAGGACATAGTAACTCAGACAGCTTGGTAGGTATTTCTTGCTACGTCTTGTTGCTCGACGAAATTGGTCTTTACAAAAATACGGCTGGATCTTCTTCAGGCGATGCTATTTTCAACTCGCTCGCTCCTGCTGTAAAGACCTATATTAGGAAAGTTCCAAGGGTTGACGCGGAAGGCAAGCCTGTTCTTGACGCTAATGGACAACAAGAGTTTGACAAGATTTATGACGGCAAGATTATTTGTCTTTCTACTCCAAGAGGTAAGGAAGGCATCTTCTATGACTTGTATCAGAATCATGTAGAGGTTGACCACCGACTCGTTTGTAGAGCGGCTACATGGCAAGTGAATCCAATGCAGTCAAAAGAAGCTCTTATTCAGGCCTTTCCTAGTATGCCCGAAGAAAAGTTCCGAATGGAGTTTGGAGCGGAGTTTTCGGGTACGGCTGGTGAAAACTTCTTTCCAGAAGAAGTTGTTGAAAAGTGCTTCTCTGATAAGGTTTTGAAGTTTAGGGATAGAGGGGTTCCTGGTATTTATTACTTTGCTCATTTAGATCCTGCGACATCAAGCCACAATTACGCTTTGGTACTTGCTCATAAAGAGGTTTTCTTTGATCAACCAACCTCTAGAAAAGAGTGGAGAATTGTTGTAGATCATATTAAGTATTGGTCGCCTTTGCCGGGGAAACCAATATCAGTTGAGGAAGTTGATGAGTATGTTGCTGATTTGAATACAAAATTCTGTCTTGGTGTTGTTACTTATGACCACTTTAATAGTCAAGAAAGCATAGCCAAGCTTAGAAAAAGAGGCGTTCCAACTAAAATGACGCCATACAACAAGCAATACAAGAACCTTATTTATGACAATTTGTATCAAATAGCTGTACAAGGCAAGCTTTTTATACCAAATCATATTCTTCTTAAGAATGAAATGAAAAATCTTCAAAGAAAATGGCTTGATAGCGGATATAAGGTGTACCCAAGGAAAGATGGAGACATAACAACAGACGATATTGTAGACGCCCTTGCGGGTGCTTGTTATAATTGCGTTGAAAAAGAGTTGAACAAACTTCCACAAGGAAAATTAGTCTCTTTACCAGTACAGGGAGCTAATGATGTAGTATGGAGATCTATGTCTGGACAGCCTTATGGGGTTGGACCTGGACAGCAGGTTGCTAGGAAATTGGAACAAAGAGCATCGTACCCTCGAAGGGGAGGAATATAAAATGACTTTTAACTTGAAAAAAGCACAGGTAATCAATAACAGCGTAACGCCTCAGTCGGCTGCTGTTCCGTCTCATTCTAAGAAGTATAACCTTTCGCTAGAGGGAGGCGGTAGCATCAAGTCTATCAATGGTCTTCTTGAGGCAGATCGTCGTTCTTTGGGCGAAAGTCCAGAGACTCATGAAGGTCTTTTGAACGAAGTTCGCCGTAAGGCCTCTGTTTCTGAAAAGATAACAGAAGGAGCGATAGAGGATTCTGATTCTCCATTGTATCCTCATAGGCAGTTCAAGGGCGGAGAAGATAACTATACAGTTTCTCCAATTGACGCCCTTGCCCATGCTAACGATAGAAAGTTTAGAGATGCTTTTTCAAAGGCAAACAAGGGAGCGGATACCTCTTTCTGGGATAAGTTTGTAGGCGCTCAACTCGATGGCGAGCCAACAAAAGTTATGGTTAACTTACCAGAGAAGGGTAGTCAACTTCAAAATAGCCCTCATAGGTTTGGAAATCTTGACGGTCTTCCTCACGATACTGATGCGGCAACAAATAGAGAGCATCTTGGTAAAGAGCTTGACATAAAGCCAATGAACAAGAAAGAGAAGCCAATTGAGATTACCGCTTCTCTAAAGAGTGCAGACAAGCTTTTGTTTGGTATTTACCTAAAGGCTAGTAGCGAAGGTAGAGGCCTTACTGCTTCAGAGAAAGAGATTGTTTCGGCGATCAATAAAGATAAGGTAAGTATTCTTATGTCTTTAGCTCAAACAGAAGACCCTCTTTCTGCTGATCCTAATAATCCGCCATTTGACCCTAACGTTCCTCCATCGCCAACACCAGAGCCTTCTGCTAATCCTCAGGATAGGGAGGCTGATTTTATGGACGGAAATCCAACAGTTAGCGGCGATGAGCATTATTGGGCAGCACAGAGCGGTTTCTCGCCTCCTGTAGACGATATGACCGATCCAAACGCTCCTGTAGACTTAAATGCTCCTACAGATCCAAACGCTCCTGTAGATCCAAATGACGATTCTGGATTTGATTTCCCTGATCCTATGTCTGGTATTTCTGGAGTAACAAGTAGAGACGTTTCTTATACTGGAGGAATTGGTCAAACCACAGCGCCAAGTGAGCCTGAGTCTCCTGTTGATAATGCAATCGAACCGCAAAATCCACAAGAGGATGATACATTAGATGCTCCCTTTTAACTTATCCAAAACAGCTAGAAGGAATCCGCCAACCGCATTCAACCCTTCAGATCCCCTATTGATTGATCCTTATAGAAAATCAAAGGGTAAACCGAATAGTGGTGCGGGCGATGATCTTTTAAGGCCAGGAGAAACTGGTGGTGGTCCTTTTTCTCAGAATAAAGAGTGGCCTACGGACCAACCTTTTATTACAGACGATGAAGGTCGTCCAAAGAACGATAATGGAACTGGTATTGTAACTGATTATGGCCTGGAATTGCATGACGATTATCAAGGTCAAGGAGGCTCTTCTGGTTCGGACGCAGCTTTAGGAAGAAATCAGACGGTTACTCGGCAGATAGACGATAATAGGGACAGAAAGCCATTCAATTTGAATGGTGGCGATGGTGTACTTAGAGGTCTTAGAAAGAGACTTAGAAACATATAAGGAAAAAGCACATGAAGATCAAAGTTGCAGACAGTGTAAAAGGAAAGCTGAATATCATTGGATTGCCAGGAACTCTTTTGGCAGGACAAGAGGCCGACTTGACGAAAGAGCAGTTTTTGTCTTATCAAGTACAAGGCTTGTTGAAGAGCGGAGTTTTGCAGTCAAGCAGCTATAAGCCCTCAGCAAGTTCGCAATACAAGAATAATACTGGCAATAAAGTTAGAATGCCTTGGGGACAGATTATTGGACCAAATCAAGTTTTTGATGTTGAGCTTGGAAATGCGTCTTCTGTTCATTTTATGAATCTTGTTAAAGATGGCTTTGTTTCTCTGTTTGAAAAGTCAAAAACAGAAGAAGAAAAACCTAAGGCTGCAAAAGAAAAGAAATCCAAGGCTGTTGATAAGGCTCCAAAGAACATGAAAGATGTTGTTGCTTCTCAGAAACCACCAAAGGATACTTACATTCACGATCCTGACGTAAAAACAAAGGCCTATGTTGAAAACAGGATTGCTGAAATTGATAAAGATCTTGAAGAAGGTAATTTTGTAGATAAGAAGCAAACAAGAGATAGGCTTCTCAAAATGCAAAATAGTTTAAGGAATCAACAGAAAGAGTAATAAATGTTACAGTTGGCTTCCAAAAATGTTCCTAAGAATTGGCTCAAAAGGAGAAAGAAAGATCAGGTAAAGTTGACAACTTACTGGTCCACTCTTTATCCAGAAGATTATGCCAAGAAAATGACCGCTGATTATGAAAATCGGTTGGCTGCTACTTTTAATGCGTTGAAGAAGCTGGCTAGTGATGCTAAAGATGTTGTTTTTGTTGGTGAACTTAGACAAACCAGAGATGGGTTTGTTTATGTAGACGTTCCTAACTCTATATTTGCAGGGTTTATGCCCTTCTTGGGTAATGAGGCTGAAAAGCCGCCTAAGAATGAAAGGCATTACGACGATATCGGCGCTCATATAACAGTCATGAAGACTAAGGAAATTTCTGAGTGAGGTATACGATTTGAAGATGTGGGCAAGAAGATAAACTATAAGATAACTGGAGTAGAACAGGTTGATAATCCTGACGGTTGGGAAGAAATGCAGTCTGTTTGGTTCTTGAAGGTTGAGGCTCCTCAGCTTGAAAAACTAAGACAGAAGTATGGCTTATCGCCAAGGATAAAAGACCATGATTTCCATATTACTCTTGCAGTCAAGAGAAGGCCAATAGAGGACACAACCCTTGTATGACGAGATCAAAAAAGAACTATTGATTCATAACATTGCTCTAAAGGGTAATGGCGTTGTTTCTTTTGATAGCAAAAGCCTTCCAATTTCTCATTGTGCAGGATTGTTCAAAGCTAAGGCCAAAGCTTCTTACGAAGTCGTTGAGAGGCTTTGGGATGAGGTTTGCTCTCTTTTGTCTGAACAGACAGAGACTAAGACAAATCCACCTGAGGGTATTGACGGCGTTTTTGTTCATGCTTTACAGGGCCTTTATAGGATGCTTTATTTGTATCCTGGACTTCCTAGATTTGATGAGATTCAAAGACAAGTTGGAAAAGCCTTGTGTAGAGATATCAACTCTTTTTCATATAGAGTAATGTCTAAAATCATAGAGTATAAGTTAGGCATAGAATGGGTAAGCCATTTGATTGCTAAGAATCTGTATCTTAGAGCTTTGCTTTTGGCTGTTCAATATCCAGAACAAAAAGAAGTTTCTGCAAAAGGTGTTCATGGGCCTCATTCCAATTTAGATGTTGCTTGGAAGGAGCGAGTCTTCCCTTGGTCTGATATTGATGAAGAGGTTAGAGGAAGAGGAAGAGATATTAGGAATCAGAGAAGGTACACAATGGGTCTTGAAGGTTATAACGACCCTTGGGTTAATGAGGGATTCAAGTGGAGAGAGCTTCGTAACGAGCCTTATTTGTGGGGTAAAAGAGAGGATGAGAGTCCGTATCCTAGAGGAACAATGAGACCATGAGTAATTGGTATAAAACATCTCAAATGCAAACTTTGAAGTTTGATCCTAAAAGGCTCAAGAACCCTAATCAACCTAATCAAATAGATCCGAGGGTTAGAACATTTCAGCAGGCTTTTACAACATTATCTCTAAATGGTATAACGCAACTTTCTCAGGCTGATGTTATGGCTCTTGATTCTATACAAATGGAAATACGAAAGAAGCTTCGTTCATTCGGAGTTCAAGTGGGGTTCTAATATGCAAAAAACTGCTCAACAATCTTTGATTGATATACTCATACAAATAATGCCAGCGCTGCAAGACGCAAGAGCAAGACTTGTCAATAGGGGCGACGGCATCAATAAGCAGTTGTATGCTATATGGTCTGATACGGAAAAGCTCTCGAACCGTAAGTTTTTGAAGCCTGCTAATTTAGCGTCTGGCGAACTCAAGAAAATGGTAGAGTCTGGTCTTGTCGAAGATCAGGGTAAGTACCTCAAGGTTACAGAGAATGGCGCTCAAGCTTTGAAGGTAATGATTCTCAATGACGATTCTTTTGCCTTAGAGAAGAAAGCTTCAAAAGAAGAAGTTGTTGGATGGTATTTGAGAGTTAAGAATGCGGATCTTACTTCTACAGATTGAAAAAAGAAGAGTCAAGAAAGCGCAGAAGGTTGAATCGACTCATTTTTGGTACAATCCAGAAACAGAGTCGATGGAAGCCCATCGTTGCGGTAAGCTTTCTTTTGTTTTTGATATTCAAACCGCTCGTCTAATGCCAAAACCTGAAGACGTTTATATTAACGTCTATGAAGAGGTTAGCAACAAGCAAGATATAGAGAAATGGATTCAAAGTCATAACGATTACGTTGTGATTAATTCCGATTCTAGCTCTATGAATCAAATTGCTATTAATGTTGATGACGAGGATATCAACTTTATTGAACAATCATTGAATTTCGCAGGTATTAGATACGATTGAGTCGTATACTTCTAGGTATTTTCTTGCGCAAATATCCCAATTGTTTTCTTGAACAAACTTATATCCGTTTTCAACAATAGAGTCTCTATGCTCTTTTGAGTTGAATATCTTGTTTATTTCGTTTGCAAGTTCGATATGGTTTTTTGGTCTTGGTATAATACCTTCTAAGTCGTCGAATAGATGACTTTCGCTGGCTAGTACGGGTCTTTTATTTGCAAGAGCAATTCTTATTGCGCCGCTAGCACCAAAGACTTCATTTGAAGGGTCTATAACATAAGGGAAGATTGCGATCTTCGCAAGCCTGAGGTAGAGATTTATCATTTCTTCTGTTTGATATTTCTGTATGATAACAATGTTTTTCTCTATGTCAAGTTCTTTTGCAAGAGCCATGAGTTTCTTACAGTATTCAGCATTTGCTGCAAGGTTATGGCTGTTAGTGCTGCATAGATATATGTATTGCATATTTTGGTATTTCTTTTCCATAGACTTGAGTTGAGCGATTGCCATTAAAGCTCTATCAACGCCTTTGTAAGAAAATCCAAAACCAAACTGCAAAATAGTATAAGGATTTGTGCAGATATTCCATAGTTCGTTTGTGTCTTTGAAGCTAATACATCCATGCGGAATAACGTAGGTATTGCTTGTGTTGCCAACTTCTTTGAGCGTCTTTTTAGCTTCATTAGTATGAACGATAATGTTCTTTGCAGATTCGCTATAGACAGCCTTATCGAGATGCTTGTAAACGCTGTGCATTACGACAACATAGGGTATCTTGTCAAAGGATTGCATGAGTTGCATGAATTTGAAAGCGTTTGGAAAGATACCATATTCATGTTGTATGATAATGAAATCAGGAGCGTAATCTTTCACCAAATCAATAAGCTCTTGAACGTCTTCGCCTCTTTTCCAACAACGTACCATGCCTTTCTCTTGAATGTCAATGCTGCCTGCGACATGCTCAGAAAAGATAGCAATATCTTTGACTTGTTTTTTGAGAGAATCAACAAGAAACTGACTGTATGTTGATATACCGCACTTGTCTTTCCAGTTGCATATAACAGCTATTCTTAGTTCGCTATGATTCTTTTTTACCTTAGCGCCAATTTGCTCGGCAATTTTCCTAGGAAGTTTTTTGTATATCTGTTTGTTCCAGTTTTGATTGTCCGGTACAGACACGATACCAAGGCCTTCGCTTTTGACAGGCTTTGTGGAAACAATTCTTATAATGTAGTCGCTATCATACAGTAGATACATAATCAACAACTCCTCAAGTCAAGATGATTCTTTTATTTAGCTCTCCAAGCAAAAGCTTGTTGATTGAAACAAGGCTTCCAATTTCTTCTTTAGCTTCAGTGTTAAAAATCGCATTTCTCAAAATTGATTTTGCTTTTGTAATGTTGAAGTCTTCATATCCAACAGAAGCTTTTTCGTACTTTATGGTTTCAAGAAAATACTTGTTTTTGTGGCTATGAGTGATATCGAGAAAAGGCGTTTCTGTTGCGCAGCTAAATATTGACGAGTGTAATCTTGTGCTTACAACAGCATCGCTTGCTGAGATAATATCAAGGGTTTCTTGAACATCAAGTTCATTATAAATTATGCAGTTCTTTTTCCACCATTTACATTTTACCGCAACCATGCCGTTAGCAATTCTGTCGTCCCAAGGTTGTTTTGTTCCAAATGGTATAAATATGAAACTTGCTGGCGTCTCGTCTATTGCGATTGAAAGATCAAAACAGAATCTGTCAAATCTTGATTGCTCGTATGCTGTTGTTCCGTGAGCAGGAACTAAATGACCATTGATTACTATTGCAACTTTCTTCTGATAGAGATCGCTTCTGTTTTTGCTGAAATGTTCTTCGATTAGCGATGTTCCTTTTTCTTTATTGCCTTCAAGGATGAAAGAGAAATCAGGATATAGCAGGCATTCGACGCCAATTTCAGAGAGTCTTTTTACAGACTCCTGATCTCGAACTATGATTGTTCTAAACCCATTGAACTTTTCTTTATCTTGTTTCTTAGATACTGTAACAGACATTATATGCTTAGGCTTGTCGATGCTGGCAAACTTATCAAGAAGTTTTGTTGTTAAGATATCTCCGCCGCCAATAACGTAGGCGTCAGCGTCTTTTATGGGCCAATCAGAAAAGACGAGGTTATAATCTGGGAAAATCTTAGGGAAAGCTAGTTTGTAGCTTTCGTCTCCACAGTTACACTTGCTATACCATCCAACAACATTTACTGTGTTGCTATCCATGTAATTTTCCTGAAAGAACTCTTAATGTTACACTGTAATATAAAGCCGTCTTTTACAATCTTTACATCGAACCAATCTTGATGAGAACCGCAAACAGGGATGCAAGGATTACTGTTTAAGCTAATGAATACATGCTTAGGGGTCCATCCTGGCTTGACTTCTATTTGAGAAATTGACGAAGATACTGTTAGACTTCCGGATGCACTATATCCGAAAATCAGTTTGAGAATGAATGTGAAGATATTGATCATTTGGAGCCTCCGCTTAAGGTCATTTAGTTTTACAAAAAGGCGTCCAAAACTCCTACCTAAGAAGGGATAATCTTTTCAAAGACGTAAGTAATTCTATGAATCTTAACTCATTGCCAACTTTGCGAGTAAAAATAGCAGACACACTTGAGTCTCAGGCTCGGGGATTAATGTTTGTGAAGAGTATGCCTCGGGACTGCGGTATGCTATTTGTTTTCTCATCGAACAGAAAACTTAGCTTTTGGGGAGAGAACACTTTTATTCCTCTTGATATTGCATTTGTAAATGACAGAGGAAGAGTTGTCAATATTGAAACAATTTCTCCATTGTCCAAAAAATCTGTTTCAAGCTCGTCTCCATGTCAGTTCGCTGTTGAAGCTAATCTTGGATTCTTTCAGAGCAATGGTATCAAGCCTGGCGATATGATGGTTTTCAACAAGAATGCGTCTATGGTTTCCTTTGCTAAAAGAGATTCTAAAGAGCCGATATCTTCTTTAAGACTTGCTCAACAAATGACAGACGAAGAGATGCTTTCTAAATTCCCAACATTATCTGATTACTTCAATCATCTTGACTCTCAGAGTCAACAGTCTCAACAGCCGCAACAAATAGAAGAAACGAATCTACCTGTTTTAAGTCAAGACGAGATAGGGCAATATATAGAAGATTCGATACAAGAGCAGCAGGATATGCAACAGGAAGACGGCTTGGCTGTTGAAGAGTCGCCTTCTCCCGAAGACGCTCAAGAACAGGAACAAGAAAGTTTAGAAGATCTTCAGCAAAGGATTCCAACGTTCGGTAGCGTGTCTGAAGCCTTTAATTGGGCGCAAGAAAACAAAGAAGTTATGAAGATTTCGTATCAAACAAAATCAAAAAAGAAGGGACTTCGCTTTTTTGGTAATAATGTAATAACAAGGTACATCGAGCCTCATGGAAGGTTTACTTCTCATCCAGAGAATGAGCCGTCGCATGAGATTCTTGTAACTTTTGACGAAACTGTTGGAGGAATTAGGGCGTTTCGTATGCAAAATGTAAGAGAGTTTTCTATTGTTGGGAAAAAGTTCAACCCTAAGTTTATTGTTCGATAAAGGAGCCTATTCAAAATGGATAATATCATTCGATTGCTTGTTGAAGCAGCAGAAGCGCTTGACGCTCAAGGCTTACGAGCTATAGCAGATAAGGTTGATAAGGTTGCAAATACGACTTTTGATGTCAAAACGGCTCAGTATGTTGGTATACAGGGCTATGCTATTAGAAACTCCAGATGTTGGGGTAATTGCTATAGGCAAAAGAGAACTTCTTCTCCAAATAAGTCTGCTCAACAGGTTTGGACTGAATGCCATAAAGAATACGTTGAGTCATTGAACAATGACGGCTCTAAGTGGGACAAATACGCAGGCTCAGAAAGTAACATTAAGGTTGGTTCTGAGCTTCATGCTTTCTCTCAAGAAGTCAACGCAAAGATTGCTAGCAAGGTTGAAGAGAAGGTTGCGGAAGGTTTAGATATTGGTTCTGCTGTTTATGCTTCTATTGAAGAAGTTGCAAATGAACCAAATGAGCTTATGATTTCCGCAAGCAATGAAATCATGGATATTGCGTCTAGACTTGTTTCTAACCAAGAAATAGCTGAAAAGCTTACAGCCGCTGCTGAAGAAATGGTAAAAGAAGCTGGTATAATGGACTTTTTTAAGGGCGTTGGACAAGGCGTTAAGAACTGGGGTAGTAATCAGGCTTATACTGGAAAGTTAAGTTCATCTATTAAGCAATTGAATAGCAACTTTGAAGAATTCAAGAAAGCTTATGGACAAGCTAATCAGACTTGGGGACAGCTTTCTGGTAACATTTCTTCTTTATCGCAAGAGCTAAATACAGTTGCGAATGATCCAAATTCAACTCCTCAGCAAAAACAACAAGCTTCAACAGCGATTCAACATCTTAGTAATGTTTCAGGATTGATAAAGGCAAAAAATATTCAAGGCGTAATGCAGAACTGGCCTAATACTCTAACTTCTTTGAATTCTATACTGAGAGGTAATTATGGCGGTTCTCCATCGGGAGGCGCTCCTTCTGCTCCAGCCGCTCCAAGCGGTTCTCCAGCAGGCGGAACGCCGCCCGCAGTGCCTGGAGTTAATCCAGCAGCATCTTCTAATCCGTTAGGAGGGGCTGCTCCCGCTGCGCCAGCAGGTAATCCTATTGGAACAATGCCAACGGGATCGACTTTTAGCGGTCCATCAGGAGGCCCTTCTTCTAGTTCTATTACAGGACCAGGAATTAACAACCCTGCTCCCGCTACTCCAGGAACTACTCCTCCAGCAGCACCCGGAGGTCGTCCGCAACAACCAAGAAACAAAGGTAAGTTTGCTCCAAGAAAACCTTAGCTGAAAAGAAGGAATTTTGGAAGATAACCAGAAATCAAGAACAGGCTAAAATAGCCATTAGATCCAAAGGAGTGTATTGATATGAAGTTTTATACGAACAAGATCTCGACTGGTAAGGCCCAGAACTTCGGCGAATTTGTACAAAAGCTCGCTGCAAGTAACGTAGCTTTCTCCAAGACAGCTTCAACTGCTGCACCAGAGAAGGCCGAAAAGACTGCCAATATTGCTAACCTTGGCGACAAGAAAGCTCCTCCATTCGGTAAGAATGAAGAGAAGAAGGACGACAAGGGAGTAGAGAAGGCTGAAGGTACAGAAAAGGAGTCCTGCAACGCTTTTGCTGAGAAGGAAGTTAAGGTTGCTAAGGACGAGTGCTGCAAGGAAAAGGACGGCGAAATGCATGTCAAGAAGCAGGAAATGGATCCTGTTGGCGGCACAAATACCGGCAAGCCAGAAGGCGAAAAGAAGAAGGCTTCTGTTGCGAAGAAGGCTGATAACTCTGAAATTCCAGCAGAGAATAAGGGCGTAACCCATGAGGTTGATAAGTGTTGCGGCGCTCCAACGAGCGGCGACGGTAGCGAAGGCTCTAAGAAGTCTGAAGGTAAGAGCGAGGCTAAGGCTGAGGAGAAGAAGGAAGCTTCTACTTCTCGTAGAATGGTTCGCATTGCAAACCTTGACTCCAAGACTAAGAATGAATGGAAGAACTACTGGAAGAAGCTTTACCCATCTGAGTACGTTGACGCAATGTTCGCTGATAAGTAAATCTCTTCCAACAATTAGGAGTTCGTAATGCGCATTGTCCCGAGCGGTACTAAAAGAACAGTTACGGCTCAGCAAGCCAAGCCAGGGAGTCCTCCTCCAAGAGAGGGGATTCAACAGGAGGATATAACTCCTGCGGCAAAGCCTGCTGAGGGTGGTGACTTTAACCCAATGGCTAAGCTTGATAATACACTCCAACAACAGCAAAAGCCAACGGCAAAACCAGCAGTTCCAAATCAACAGCAGCTTGCGAATTCTCTAAAGTTTCCAGGCTCTCAACAGCAACAAGACCCAAAGCAAGCTATTGCTAAGAACATTGAGAACATTCAGGCCTTCAAAGAAGACTTTACAGGATTTGTTCAAAAGTTCAATATCAATATGCAGCTTATTACAAGAGATAAGAATAAACGAAAGATGCTTGACCGAATGTTTAAGATAGCTCCAACAACAGGTAAAGGTCGTATTGAAATACCTGGTTGGTGGATTGGCCCAGATGGTCAGCGCCATGTTATACAATATACAGAGGCGTATCAGTCTTTGAAGGAAATAGCAAATAACCATGAGTTTGAGATTGTTCCAACAGAGATGGGTATGGGCGAGGATGTTTATGTATTTGACGTAAATCCTCTATCTGCTTCAGTTGACGAAACTCCTGCTCTCAATGGACTAGAGCAGATGTATGGTAGCGGAGCGGGTAATACAGATCATGGTGAGAGAAAGGTCGCAGAGTCTAAGCATTCTCTTATCAAGCAAAGTCACAACGAAATTCTAGCCTCTCTTATGAAGAGCGGTTTTGGAGGTAAAAGATGATTCGTAAACAAGCTCAAAAATCAAGCCTTGTTGATGCTCTTCTCGGAACGCCAGATAAGAAGGTTGATTATCGTAAAGAAGTTAATGAGAGACAGCCTGAAATGAAGCAGGCCAAGAAGATTGAGAAAGATCGTTCTTGGGCTAAGCAAGAGAATAGAGTTGCTGAATATAACAATCCTATTGCTCGCGGTGTTTCAAGTGTAAGGCCTTCTCGTTGCGCAAGCAAGGGTGGTATTACTGATATGGGTGGTCCAACAAAACAGATTGGTTGCGAAAGCAATAACTCTGTTTGGGATTCTGATGTTCTCGGAAAGAAGGCGGAAAGTCTTTCTTCTAGAGAAGCAACCGCAGAAGAGAAGGCTTCGTCTGATAGAATTCGTCAAAAGAAGCAAGCAGAATATAAGCAAAGTATGAGTCCGAAGCTTGGCGAAGACGCTGACGCCCTTGCTCAAAAGTCTTCTTCTGTAAATCCTACTTCTGCTAAGAGTAGCGGCAAGGGATGGGTTCCTTCGAATAGACTTAGCATGTTTGATAGTAACTTGAATTTTGATAGACTAACAGCTATTGAGAATAGGGTTAGCCCGAAGGTTGCAAAGCAAGAAGTAAAGAAGGCAAGTCATCTTGGTAACAAGAAAGTTGCTTCTTCGAAGGACATGACTAACAGATTTGTTGACGGTATAGTTGATCAGAAGAAAGACTCTTCTTACAAGAGCGTTCATGACGATGCAACTTCTAGATTGTTCAAGGTTTTGTCCGAAAGAAATAAGGAGTAACGAATGCCTGTAACGCCAGGACCATCTGCTGCTAATGGAATCGAAAAGGCTAATCTTGGACTTGCTCAGCAAGCCAATAATAACCTTCAGGCTATCAATCCTGGTGTTGATCCAACAAGGCCAAAGTTTGAACAACAGAACTTTTTGGATACACTAAGGCAGGAATTAGAAATGGCTCAAGAAGAGGCTTCTCAGGGAATCGAAGGCGTTGATCAAGAACAACTTGATGTAAACGACGTTAGCGGAGTTCCTGTTATGGCTTCTTATTTTAGCTTAGCAAAGGTTGCTCAATTTCAAGCAGACCCAATGATGGGAGATTCTGCTGGGCTTCCAATGGGAGAACCCGCAGCCGACCCAATGGCTGATCCTTCAATGGAACAGCCTCAAGCAGATTTGCAGTCTCAGTTTAATAGTCCGCAAGAGCTTCAAGCCTTGTTGGATCAGAATGCGGATAATCCTGAGTTTGTAAATGAAATAGTTCAATCTGCTCCTACTGATAGTCAATCTCTTGTTAGAGATGCTGTTCAGAGATATTACGAACCAGAAAGAGATCCTGCCGACAAGACAATTATAGCGGCAGAAGTTTTCAAAGCCATTCACGGCAGAGGACAAGGGGAAGAAACAGTGGATGCGACTTATACTCAAGCTTCAGCAGAAAATGCTGTAAATGAAACATTGAAGATTATTGAAGCGTTTGCAAAGAAAGCTGCTTCGTCTCAAAAACTTAATAAGAAAGCTTCTTACAATCTAAAGAAAGAAGCTCAATATGGTGTTAATAGAAGCGGCGGAAGTGAATTTATCAACTTCGGTCCAGAATCTAGAAGAGTTTTCCCTCATAGCAATACAGGACTTCTCGGTAGCGAGTGGCACAGTTGGATTAGAGGTCGAGACCATAACTTCATTTTCGACGATAGAGCGTTCGATTTTGAAACTTTCTGGCGCGGCAACATAATGGATAAGTATAGCCAACCTTATCGTAATGATAAGGGAGAATGGGTTGGCGGTTATATCAACAAGAGGTTTGATGTAGACCGTAATGTTCCAGAAGGTAATAATTTGCAGTTGTTGCCAGGGCAGCGTCGTCGTCCATATTTGCCAGAGTTTGCGACTATAGAGGCTCGCATGGAAGCTTCAAGAAAGAAGATGGCAGAGGACAGGGGATATGAGCCAACAGATATAGAAGCTAAGCCTTACAACTGGAAAGAAGCTTCTGTAAAAAAAAAGTGATAGCTCAGTCTCTTCCTAAGATACCATCTCTTCCTCCCATAGACAAAGTTAAGCCTCTAGCTCTCGAAAAAGTATGTCCAACATGCAGTTCGGATAACACTCCGACTGCTGTTGTATGCGCTAACTGCGGAGCGGATATTGCAAAAATAAGAGCGCTTCCTAAGCAAAGAAAAAGAGATCAACAAGGCGAGCAAAAAGGCCAAAACCCTCATGAGACGCTCATGAGGGGTGTTCCTATTAACAAGGTTCACGTTCCAGTCCTTGCTGCGGCCCAATCTTTGATTCCAAGAACAACGAATCCGGCAGTTAAACCGATGAAACCAAATAGGAAGAGGATTTCGGACGACGACATTCAAGTTGTTGACGAAAATCATTTATCCAACGTCGAGAGATCAGCGAATCATTTGGGTCTATAACAGGATGATATATGGCAGATAAACCAATCAAGATGCAACTCCCGAATAAGCAAGCTGTTAGTAAGATAGCTTCTGCTAAGGGTGTTGTTATGAAGGACGGAGACGCAACAGCTAAGCCGTATTCTACTTCTAGCGTTGTTAGCGTTCCAATTACAAAGGCTGCTCAGTTTGCGGGATCAGGTGCTAACGTTATCATGGCTCAGCCCATGTTCTTTTCGCCTTTGCATACTCCTCAGAATTGGCAGATTGCAAGCAAGAGAAAAGAAGTCTATCAATGGGCGAGGTTCTATTATGAAAACGAACCAAAGGTTGCTGCTGGTATAGATTTTTACTCGCAGTTCCCCATTAACGGTCTAAAACTTGAATGCAAGAAGAAGAGCGTATTACGTTTCTTCGAGAGGCTTATTGAGAAAATAGAGTTGATGTACTGGCTTAGAATGGTAAGTCATCAGCGTTTTCTTCTTGGCGATGTTTTCGTAATGACCGAAATTGAGTGTCCTCATTGTAAGGGTACTGGCATTGATTCTGAAAAGAATGAGCCATGCAATCACCCTGACGGCTCTATAAGTAAACTAACCGTTCTTAATCCAGATTGGATTGAGGTAATGAAGACTCCTATTTCGCAAGAGCCTCAGATTGTTCTTTTGCCAGATGAAGAGCTTCAAAGAATTATTCAAACAAAGCAACCTAAGTTTTTGTATGATCAAATTCCAGATAACATCAAAGTTCAGATTATGGCTAAGAGGCCTATTCTGCTTTCTAATAGAGTTACGAGCCATGTAAAGCATGGCGGAAGCCCTTATGGAACTTATGGAGAATCTCTTCTTCGTAGATTGTTTACTGTTTTGGCATACAAAACAAAGCTTATGACAGCAAACTGGATTGTTGCTGAAAGACTCATACTTCCGGTTAGAGTTGTTAAGGTTGGTTCGGACGAGAGGCCAGCAGACGATGACGCAATTGCGGACGTATCTGCTCAGCTTGCTGCGGTCGCTAACGACCCTAATCTTACCATTGTAACTCATAATAACTTTGATTACGAATGGTATGGAGCAAGCGGCAAGATACACAACATTAATCAAGAACTTGAATATGTTGGTAAAGAAATCTTGGACGGTCTCATGCTCAATCAAACTCTTTTGAATGGAGAGATGGCTGGCTATAACTCCGCTCAGGTTGGTGTTGAGGTTATGATCCGTCGTTTGGAGTCTTGGAGAAACGAGCTTGCTCAATGGATTGAGAAGCACATTTTCCTTCCTGTTGCTAAGATGCAAGGCTTTATTGATGAAGAGGCTTCTGAAGAATTTGGAGAAACGGTTTATTTGTTCCCGAAAGTTAAATGGGAAGATCTTAGGCTTAGAGACAATACTAATCAGCTTCAAATGTTCTTACAGATGCAGCAGAGCGGTCTAATTTCTGCTCAGACTCTTTTGGAAGAGTTTGATTTGGACTATGATCTAGAAACAGAAAGAATTAGAAACGAACAAGTACAAGCCATGCAAAACGGTCAACTTATGGGCGGCGGCGGCCTGGGTGGCGGCCTGGGTGGCGGCGGCATGGGCGGCGCTCCTGGCATGGACCCAACGGGCGGCATGGGCGGCGCTCCTGGCATGGACCCAACGGGCGGCATGGGCGGCGGTATGGGCGGCATGGGTGGCATGGGTGGAGGCATGGGCGGAATGGGCGGAGGTATGGGAGGGGGAATGGGCGGAGGTATGGGAGGCGCTCCCGGCGTAGCCGCAGGCGGAGGGGACGGGAAGATTTATAGAAGAGGCAAGGCTCCTAAAGCTAAAGAAAGCGAAATGCAGACTGTAAGACCAACAACTATACAGTTAACTAAGCCTGAATCAAAGATGTATAGAACACTTCTATCCATGAAGTTGCCTTTTAGATTGTTTGCTCAGTATAAGCAACCAGTTCCAAGCGATTCCAATTTCTATCTTATGGATTTTGCAATTCCTGAGCTTGGTGTTGATATTGAGGTAGACGGCGAAAAGTGGCATTCTTCTGTTGAAGATAAACAGAAGGATAAAGAAAGAGATATGACTCTTGCTTCCTATGGCTGGAGGGTTTTGCGATTTACTGAACAAGCTATTGGCGAACACTTAGATAAAGTTGAGCAAGTTGTTCGTAAAGAAGTCGAAGAGGCGTCAAAGGAAAAGAAAGCTTTGTCCAAGAAGGCACAAGCAGGAGAAAATACGAACTATAAACCTGTTGGGTTTAGTCCTTTTGAAGGATGTGTCGTTTCTAAGTATATCACGGACAATGGAGCTAAGCAAGGATGAACGATTTAGTTTACAACTTGGAAAAAACTGCGGGTCGTAAACGAATAAAGGACCGCGGTATTAAGTGGGAAGAAATATACCGAGAAAGGTCAAAGTCCCTTAAGGAAAAGTTCGAAGAACAAGTTGGTCCTGGCTCTTACTATAGATGGGAAGGACATGATTATACAACAAACTCAATTTATTATGTTGTTGTTGGTCCTTCTATACAACATAATGTAGGTAAGGTTTTCTTTGCAGGTATCAAAAAGATTCCTATTGAAGAGTTTACAAAAGATCCTGATACAAAGACATATAGCCCTTATGGAGAGTATTTTCCAACAATGAAAGGTGCGCTTATTTACGCAAGTCAAAGATGGGGTACTCCTGTTCCAAAGGGTCAAGTTCCGTATAACAGAGAGTCTCTTGTGAATGCAGATATACCGGAGCATGTTAAGGCATGAGTAGTGATCCAAAGTCAATCATTAGTAGTCTTTTGTTAAAGCAGGCGGATATGCCTGCTATGCCTGGCTCTATCAATATCAAGAATCGAAGTCTTGATTTTCATATATTTGATAGAAATAGACTTAAGCAACATCTTTCTAAGTTACCAGATGTTGTAAAGCAAAGTATACAGAGGCAAATAGCCGAGTTCGATAGGGCTTTTAAGAGGTTTCCTGCTGCTAGGTCAAACGAATACTCTGGTATGCTTCGTATTGCTTATGCTGAAGATCGATTGATTGGTGATTCTGAGATTAAAGATCTTCAAAGAGAGCGTCCTGAGCTTTTACAGACAGCGCAGTTTGCGAGAGAGTATGGCTTACAGCTTCCTTCGAGCGCTTCAGGCTTTTCTGGCGGAAATAAGATAGACAAGAGTATTGGTTCTAAGCATTGGTTTTCTATTTTTGGCTATGCTTATCAAGATTTGGCTGCAAATGGTCTTCAGTATCATGTATCGCAAAAATATAACAAGATACCCCGTCAGATTCAAGAGAATGTTGGTGGGAAAGAGTATCCTAACTCGACTAATGGAAACTTTCAAGTTGTTCCGTCTGGCGAGGGTTTTACATTTGGCATTGTAAACGTTCATGGCGTTACAAATGTTTTTGATTCAACCGTTACTACGAATACGATTACGATGAAGAAATTCTTCAATGATCCTATCATTATGAATCGTAGCGCTGTTTATGTCTCTCCTGTAGAAGGCCTTGTTCCTGACGAGCAGGCTGCTGCCGTTCAGTTCAACCCTCAGTCTTTGAATATACGTTACGTCAATAATGCTGATATGATTATCAAAAACAGCCCTGAGCAAGCTAAATTTATTTGGGGAATTTTTGCAGATCCAGAATCAGGCGCAATGTATCTTCAGAAAAAGATAAGATATGGAGCAGGCGGTCGTCCAGCTATTAACAAAGAAACAGGCGAGAGGGTTGAAAGAGTTACTGGCGAGAAGCGTTATTTATGGCAAGAACAAGTAACCTCTCTAGCTAAGAGAAATACGCTTGGTAAGGTTTATAGAGTAACCGCTCAGGCTCAGGGTGAAGACCTTGATGTTTCTGAGGTTGCAAGCGGATATAAGTTTGTTTATTCAGTAGATGACGAGAATACGGTTCAAAAGATAATGAACCCGAAGAATAAAGAAGAATTTGCTTATTCTGTTCCTGCATTGAAACAACTGAAACAATGGCTTGACACAAAGACTGATCGTTATTCTTTTGACGAGAATGGCGGTATTGTCAAGGCTCAAAACTCTCATACAGCTTTAGAAGGCTTCATTATTTACATGGCTGGTCCCGATTTTTCAACAGGCCGCAATGTTGGTCAAGCAAAGACTGTTGGTAAGCAAGATATGGTTCAATATAAGGACGTTCCAAATGAAGAACCCGAGTTTTGGGGAGGTTCTGTTGTTACGAACAGACAATCATTTGTCGTTGTTGCAAAACAAATATCTATACCAAGAATGATGGCTAGCGAAAGATATTACGAAACTAAGCTTGGACAAAAGAAGCTTATCCTTTCTCCTTGGAGAGAAGTTAGAAGCGGATTACCTTCTCTTTCTGCCGCAGTTGTAGAGATGAAGAAAATTATCGTTGGCGAGGGAGGTAGAATTGTTGAAGATAATGAAGGAAATCTAACTGAACAAGATCCGCTACCGAATCTTAGTCCAGAATCAAAAGGTGTTCAAAGAGCAGACAAAGCGTTTAATCAGTTTGTAGGAAGAGATCCGATAAAGCCTATTAAGCAACCTCCTCCTCTTCGCCCTCCGGTTGAAGATGTTGGACCTGATCATCCTGACGCTCAAGCGTCTAGCCTGGCTAAGAGAATTATTAGGAGTTTGAACGAAAATGTTTGAAAAACGAGCAAAAACTAATACTCAGATGAGCGTTGAGGCTCTTCATGTTCCTAAGGGAGGCGCATGGGATTACTACAATACTTCTCGTATTAAAGTTGCTTCTATTGATAAAACCAAGAAAACAGATCTTGGCGGATTTGATATACAAGCAGCAATTGAGAAGAATCCAGACAATCTATTTGTTAAGGTATTTGCTATTAAGGCAAACGAAGTAAATGATAACGGCGATTGTTTTTCTGAAGAAGAACTTAAGAAAGCTGCTCATACCTTCGTTGGTGTTCCTGTCTTTGTAAATCATCAAAATGATAATGTAGAGAACGCAAGAGGTAAGGTTGTTCACTCTTGGTATGACGAACCTTCTAAAGGCGTTTATTGTATCAATATGGTTGATAGAGCCGCTTATCCAAGGCTTGCTAGAGGTATCGAAGAAGGATACATTACTGGTACGTCAATGGGCGCTCAAGTTACTTATTCTATCTGTTCAATCTGCCATAATAAAGCCCATACAGCAGACGAGTTCTGCACTCATATAAAGGGTGGTAAAAATAGGAAAATTAGCGGCAAATATGATTGTAAATATCATGATAGCCCTTGTAAGCCTACAGACCCATGCCCTTTAGATGGCAAGAAAAAGAACGAAGAACACGAACTTATTCATAAAGAAGCAAAAGTATATGAATGGAATTATGATATCAAGTTTATCGAGGATTCATTTGTTGTAAATCCAGCATGCCATGATTGTTTGGTTTGTGATATTCTCAATCTTGATAATGTAAAGACAAAGGTTGCTGATAAGATTGAAGAGTTGAGGAAGGTTGCTTCGAGACTTAGCGGTGCCGTTGATACAATGAAAGACGGTTCGCTAGAAAAGACTGCTGGCAAGGCAGAGCTTCAAGCTCTTACTCAAGCCATGAATCTTATGGAGCATGTTGCTCGTTCGATGATGGCTCAAAAACAGCAAATTCAGCTAGATTATGTAAGCGATCTTGTTGAGCAACTTGCTAAAGTTCAATCTCTTACTGACGAACTAACGGAAATGGGTTACGCCCAACTTCCGTCTCCTCCAGAGCAGGCTGTTGCTCTTGGAAATGTTATGTCTTTAGACCCTTCAATGACAGGCGCAAGCGCTGCTCAGCAAGTATCTAATCCAAGTCAAGTTGGACAAGGCGCTCAGAGCTTAACTCAGTCGCCTCAACCCCAAGCAGCCCCTCAGGGAAGCCCTCAATCTGGCTCAATGGCTGGATTGGGAAGTGTTACAAGACCAAGTTTTGTTGGAGCATCTGAAGAATTAAAGAAGGAATTTTTGAAGCAAGGCGAGAATATTAGCAGTAAGCTAGCCAGTGTTAGCTCTGCATTGCGCGCTTCAATCGTTCTGCTAGCACAAAGGAGTAAGGAAGTGGCTGAATCTGAACATATTGCTGAATTTGTAAACGGCGACACAAGAGTTGTTGTTGCCACTGTAGAAGGTTCCGGTCTAGTTTTCGGAAAGTTCAAAGATAATAAGCTTGTAAGCTGGGCTTCTGCTGAAGAATTTGGCGATGAAATAAAGGCCCTTGCTTCCTCAAATCCTCAAGAGGCTGCTAAGATTGTTTTAAGTCAATATCAGAAAGAATCAGGAGTTAATATGTCTGCACAAAAAACCACGAAGATAGCTGGAGGAGAGGCTTCCCAGTTGGAAGTTACCACTCAGAAGCAACTTGATAATGCTGGCCCTCTTCACCCTAGAGAAGACAAGGCTCCAACCGTAACGACACAGGCTCAACTCGACGGTGACGGCGAGCTTAAGCCAGTTAATGATACAACCTCTGACGACAATCAGCTTCGCAAGGGTAATGCTCCTGAAGTTATTACCCAAGCTCAGCTTGATTCGATTGAGCATGATGATATTGCTCGTTGGGATAGCTACCCAGAGGTTATTACCGAAGCTCAGTGGACAGAAATGAGCCGCAGAGTTTCTACTTCTATTAGTAAGGATTACACAGAAAAGACAACTCAGGCTCAGTTAGAGTCTTTGCAGAAGTCTCATAAGTGGACTGCTCCTGAAGTTACAATTCAAGCACAGCTTGACGAACAGAAGAAGGCTTCTCCAGAAGGAAAGACCGATTCTGCTCGTTGGGCTTCGTCTGCTAAGGATTTGGTTAAGGCCGCTTCCAATGCAGTTGCCGACGCGATTGCTCATTACAACCTTACTCCTGCCGAGGTTTCTGCGGCTGTAAGCAAGATTTCTTCTTCTCCGTTCTCTTCTATCAAGGCTGGATATCTTGCTCTTATCAACGCATCCCCTGTCAAGGTTAAGGCTCGTCTTGCTGAAAGAAATCGCAAGAACTACTTTGCTAAGGTAGCTTCCACTAGCGGTAGCAAGGTTAGAAGCGTTGACGCTCTCTTGGCTTCTATGGGCGATAACATTGGATACCTCAAGGCTGAGGATTTTGTTGACGCAATCAAGTTTGTTGCTTCTGATAAGAAGGCTTTTGCTGCTGCTGAGACTTTGGCTCATACCAAGCTCGCTTCTACTGAAGATTCTTCTGAAGAAACAGTTGTAAGCAAAGAAGACGCTTTCCGTCAAGCCTTTGCTGAACTTGATCGTCCAGAAGACGGTCTTTATAAGATTTGCGGAACCCTTACAGAAGATGTCAAGGTAAGCCCAGACAATCAAACAGAATTCATGAATGCTCTCTTTACTTTCGCAAAGAGCCATATCGAAGTTCCATTCGTTGTTACTAACGTCAAGTTGGACAAGGAAGCTGGAATCTTTGAGGCTGACTGCAAGGAAGAGGGATCTTGCTCGGACGCAGAGAAGAAGGCTTTTGCTTCTGTTTTGAGCGGGCAGTTCAAGACTGCAACGCAGAAGCCTCAAGGAACAAATAAGACTGCTCGTTCTGCTAACAGAGCCAACCTTCTTAAGGAAGCCCAGATGATGGGCGGACAGATGGGTGGCGGTATGGGAGGCGGCGGTCCTGCTGGCGGAATGGGAGCAACCATGCCTGGCGCTGACGCCGGAATGGGAGGCGCTCCTGCCGCTGAAAGCTTAAGCGGACCTGGCGATGAGCTTGGCGCTGGCGAAGATGATATGATGGGCGGCGGTGAAGGCGATATGCAACCAAAGCCACCGGGTACTATTTGCCCAGTATGCGGTTCTAGCGACGTTGACGTTCTAGACGGTAAGGGTAAGTGCGGTAACTGCTCCGCTGAGTTTGCTTATAAGGTTGAGCTTGAAATTACTAAGTATCCTGGTTTGCTTGACTCTGGCGAAGGCGAGGGCGAAGAAGCTGGTGAGGCTGGACTTGGTGGCGATGAGGGCGGCGAAGGTTTTGCTCTTCCAGAAACCGAAGAGCCTGCAAGCTTGCCAGTTGCTGCTATGACTCGTTTGAACCCAGCAATGCTTAAGAAGGCTGCTGAAGACGCAAAGGCTAAGGGTATTGAATGGGGCCTCGGTTCTATCAGTCCTTACACTGGCTCAACAAGCGTAATGAAGATCAGCAATAATAAGTTCTTGTGCTTGGATACAGGCGCTACTTATGAAGTTCATGTTGCTGGTGTAGATAAGGGCGGAAAGAAGGCTGTATTCGCTGAATGGCGATTTGAAGCGAAGCCTCTTACTCGCGGTTGCGAAAGCTGCCGTCGTAAGAAGAGCGCCTTCATGAAGGCCCTCAAGTCCGCTGGTATTAGCGAAGATACTTTTGATTCCATGATGCTCTTCGATAAGGGTGACGCAATCATGGCTATGAAGGATAAGGGTCTTCTTTCTCCTGTCAAGACAGCTTCTAAGAGTTCTGTTTTGTCGGGCCTCAAGAAGACAGCAGCATTTGAAGGTAAGTTCCCAATCGAAACTTGCCGAGAGAAGATTGCTCGTAAGTATGGCGAAAATGCTCTTGCAATGAGCGGTCCATGCGAAGGAAAGAATCTTGCAGACTGTGTTTGCCAGAAGCTTTCTACCGCTGGCGTTTATGCTAATGACGTTGCTATCAAGCTCGCTTCTATATGGAAGAACGAAGACCTTATGGTTACTTGCGTAGAAGATTTTGTACGCTCTAGAAAGTTCTCCATGAAGCAAGCTTGCTTTGTTTGCGACCAACTCAAGGCTAAGTATGCTCAGTTTGAAGATCATCTTGCTGACGAGCTTTCTGGCGGTTCTGAAGTTCCTCCGTCCCCGACTGACGGCGTTCCATCTCCTGAGGGAGACACGGGCGGCGATATGGGCGGTGAACTTGGAGGCGACGTAGATCCGTTTGCAAGCGATATGGGCGGAGATATGGGTGGCGATGTTGGAGGGGATGTAGGAGGAGAACTTGGTGGTGGCGACCCAATGGCGGGAACTATTACAATCGAACTCCCTCTTGATGTTATAGAGCAGTTTGACGCTGCTATAGATATGGCAAAGGGAGAGAATCCTGCTGCCGAGCCTCATCACAACGCTCCTCTTGATGGAACTGCAACAATCTCCCTTCCTGGCGAAGTTGCCGAAGGTGTAGACCAAGCTGCTGACCAAGCTCTTGAAACTGCTGTAGACGCAACTCAAGAAGTTGGTTCTGCGGTCGGCGGCGCTCTTGACGCTGTTCAAGACGCTGTTCAAGAAGCGCCTGGTGTAGTTGACTCAAACCCAGTTGAACTTAAGGAAGATGTTTCTGTTGAAGTTGCCCCAGAGGGCGGCGACATGGGAGGCGCTCCTGAAACTGGCGAGTCTGAGGTTTCTGTTGAAGAGCCTTCTTCTAATCCGTTTGGTGGCGAGTCTTCTGAAGGCGAATCTTCTGAGGGCGAAGGTGAATCTTCCGAGCCTTCTGAAGAAAATTCAGAAGAAAAAGAGGATTCTTCTAGCGACTTCTCGAATGACAGCGAAGAAGGTTCAGAAGATAAAGAGGAGTTCAAGCTTATGGCTCAGGCCGAGTCTGCAACAAACGCATTTAGGAAGGGCAAGATTTCTAGCTCCGGCGAAATCAATCTTGACTTGTCCAGCGTTATGAAGGTTCTTGCTTCTCAAGGCAAGATTGCCAAGGAAGTAACTCATAAGAACGTTCAAGACCATACCGAAGATTTCGGCAAGGTTAAGGACGGCGGAACTATGGGCAATGAGGAAAAGTTTGACGCTAAGGATCCAGAAGTATTCAGCGGAGACGCCACAATGGGCGGCGAAAAAGACGCTGGATATGACAACAGCAAGCCAAAGGCTAGCTTTGAGGCTGGCGGTGGCGAAATGGGTCATGAGAAAGAACTTGGTTATACCTCAGAGAAGGAGCATGAAATGACTGGCGGAACGCAAGGAGCGGGTAAGTCTGCTTCTAGCAAGGCTAGAACTTCTGCTCTTGCTGAAAGAATCTTGAATGCAACAAAGACCGCTTCGGACAAGAAGCTTGAAAAGGCTGCTCCTGTTTCTGAAGACGGAGATACAAAGCCATACGCAGCTAACAAGGATCATCCAAAGAGCGGTAATCCAATAACTCCTCAGGAGTCTGCTGATATTGGCAAGGTTGAAGCTGGAGATTCTAGCTTCATGGGACATGAAAAAGAAACATTAGTAAGCGTACCGAAGGCTGAGAAGGATGCTCCAAGCATTCCTGCTGGCGGCGGAACGAACGCTAAGTATGATAAGAATGAAAAGAATGCGCCTGAAAAGCAAACGGCGCATAAGGGAACGGTCATTGCTGGTGGCGATGCAGAGTCCTTGGCGGCTAAGAAAGAGGCTGCTACAAGAGTTGCGGGTCGTAAGCTCAAGGCGGGAATGATTTCCGTTGACAAGCTTGCTTCTGAAATAGAGAAGCTTGCTCGTTACGAGCCTTCTGACCTCAAGGATCTTGAAACTGCCCTCTTTGGAGCTTCCAAGAAAGGACTTGACACCGTTGCGAAAGGTTCAGAAAAGCCTTTAGTAATCTCTGAGCGTAGTAACCAAAGAAAAATTGGTGAGGAATTGAAGGATTCCATACAGAGTTTGTTCAAGTTAGATAAGGCGAACAAACTCGCTCAGGAAGATCCAAACGTGGATCTAAGACAGACTTTTAGAAGATAAGAAAACAAAGGAGATTTTCAAATGGCTCTTATTCCAAAGTATCACTCAGTAGTTGGCCAGTACCCTCTCGACCCAGCAGACATCTCTGCTGTTAACAGCGGTACTAACACAAACGCAATCATGCAGGGCATGGTCGTAGGTCTTAACACCTCTGGCTATGTAAAGAAGGCAACCGGCTCCGCTGGTACTGCTCCTCCGATTGGTTTAGCAGCCGACACCTTGCACTCTGCTAGAGGCTACAACGCTTACAGCGATTCTCTTGTAGTTAACTCCGCTGGCGCAAGAAAGTACACTCAGAACCGTGTTTCTGATTACTTCAACGAGACCCTCGGTTCCGGCTTGATGACCGTTTATCTTGTCGGTGGCGAGTTCTATACTGACCAGGTTTCTGGTTCTGTATCTTCCGCTGGCCTTGCTCTCTATGCAGAGAACGGCGGTACGGGTCTTGTTACAACGACCTCAACTTCTAACGTCCAGGTTGGTAGAACAACTACTGGATTGATCAACTACCCAAGCGGTGTTCCGGGTGTTGATGGAGGCTCTGCTTCTGACTACTCGATGCCATTGGCAACGCAGTTTGTTGGATTCATCCTTAGCGTCTAATGAACTAGGCGGCTAACGCCCCTCCCGTTTCGGCGGGAGGGGCTTGGCCCTCTCAATAAGAGAGGGTTGTCTTGGAAACAATTCCGTTCCAAGAGTGCAAGTTTTACTGTTACTCTGGGGTCTATTAAGGAAACCCAAAGGACACTAAAGGAGATAGAAAAATGAGTCTTGTAAAGTCATATACTGACGAACAGAAAGAAATGATTATTGCTCAAGCCCTTGAGACCGATGAGGGTCGTACCGCTCTCGCTCAGGCAATGGTTGAACCAATTCGCCGCTCTCTTGAGTATCAGGCGGTTGGCCGTAAGCTCCTTATGATCGACGAGTTGCCTCAGGGCGCTCTCGCTCGTTACGAGCGCGATGTTGCTGCTATTGCACACATCGTTTCTCGTAGAGGCGCTGTACCTGACCAGATCGTAGAAGGTGAGGAAATCCTTGTCCCAACCTGGGAAATCGCTGCTAACCCAACGATTCGTCTCAGCGAAATCAAGGCACGCCGCTTCTACATTGTTGACCGCGCTCAGATTAAGGCTAAGGAAGCCATTCAGAAGGAAGAGGATGAGCAGATTTTCGCCGCATGTATCGCTGCTCTTCGTTCTGAGCAGGTTATCGTTGACTCCGGCGGTACGATTTTGACCGACGACCTCAACGCTGCCTTCCGCGAAATCGAGCAGCATGACTTGGTTTGCACCAAGATGGTAATGAACGCTTTCCGCTACGCTGACATTCGTATGTTCAACGGCCCAGGCGGAACGACTGCTTCTTACCGCTTCTTCGACGAGGCAACAACTCGCGAAATCCTTACAACTGGTCTTTACGGCCACTTGTGGACCGCCGACGTTCACGTTTCCTCTCGTATGCCAGCGAACTATGTTCTCTGCTTGGCTTCCCCTGATACCGTTGGCGCATTCCCAATCCGCCAGGATATCACTGTTCTTCCTGCTGACGATCCTAAGAAACTCCGCCTTGGCTGGGTTATCTACGAAGAAGTCGGCATTGCCATCATCAACGACTACGCTCTCAGCGCAGTTAGATTGACCGGCTCCGTAACCTAATAGGTTATACATACTGGCTCTGATCTGCCTGAATGATCAGAAGGGGCTGTCTTCGGACAGCCCCTTTTTATTTGTTGTGGAATCTTGATTTTGGTCGATAGAAATTCCGAAGGAATACATAGCTTTAGTACCAAAACAGTTATTTTGGAGGAACAAATGATAAAACTGACTCTTAGAGATATTGCACCAATGATTGAAAGTCTCAACAATGTTATGAATTTGCCCCTTCCGGCAAAAGAATCATACCGTCTTGGTGTTGCAGTAAAACTGGTTCAAGACAGGATTACCGTTTATGAGAAGGCAAGACAGAATCTTGTTGCTAAGTATGGAGAGCGTCTTGAGCAAGAGGGTGTTATCAGAGTTAAGGCTGAGCATATAGAAGACTTTAACAAAGAGATTGAAGGCCTCTTGAGGGAGGAAGTTGAAGTTAATATGAATCCAATTCCTATTGACTTGCTAGGCGATAGTAAGGTTAATGCAAGAGATATGGTGAATCTTTCTCCATTCTTCTGCGAGACTGAAGAACCTACAAAGAAGTAATTCTGAACCCTAACGAGAGATACGTTTAAGTCAACAGAGCTTAGTATATAAACATACTCGTCGAACCTCTCGCCGCCGCTTGGCTGACGTTTATTTTGGGCGAGTCTAAACTGAGACACAAAGAGTTCTAGAGACACGGGTTCAGGGAAGCCGCTCTCGAAAGAGGGCGGTTTTCTTTTGCGCCGATATAGTCTATATGAAGTTCATCAATAAAACAAAAAACTCGGTACAACTCGAAGATGTTGATTTGTCAATAGAGTATGCTAACGAAGAGCCTCAATATATAGACACAGAGCTTGTCAAAAAGAGCTTTGCGTTTCAAAAAATGGTAAAGCTCGGCTATTTCAGCGTAATAGAAGCAACAGAAGATAGAATTGAACAGAATCTCTATAAACTCAGTAAAACCGCAGTTATGCAGGAGCCTCCTATCGTTGAAAGGAAGCCAAGCGGTTTGTCTACAGAAGTTATATTGAGAGGTCATTTTTATGACGCAACAGGATATTCGAAAGTCAACAGAAATTTTGCGATGTGTTTACGAAGAAACGGTCTCGCTATCGAGATAGATCCTGTTACAACAAGAAACAATACGCTCAATGAAGTAGAGGCAATGATTTTCTCTATTCTTAAGAAACCAGTTGGCAAAGACGCTATACGGATAGATAGCGTTATACCTACTCAAGGCAAGATAGAAAAAGGTTGCTATAACATATTGTACACTACAACAGAAAGTCGAGTTGTTCCAAAACAATTTGTTGATATAGCAAATGATTATGATGAGTTATGGGTTACAAGTAGCTTTTGTAAACAGTCTTTTTTGAATAGCGGTTATTCTGGCAAAGTTAGCGTTGTTCATCCAGTAATCAATCCGAATCTGTACAAAGAGAATGTACAGTCATATACTTTTAGGCCATCATTAAAGTCCTTTTCTTTTGTTAGCGTTCAATCATGGGGCTATAGGAAAGGCTCTGATGTTCTGATCAAGGCTTTTTGCTCGGCATTTACAGACCGGGACGACGTTTCTCTTGCTGTTTTGACTTCTGAAAGATCAAGATCGCAGCAAGAAAAGATAAGAAAAGAAGTTGAGGCTATAACTAGAGAATTTCCTAATAAGCCTGATATTCGTATATGTACGAAAATGGTTCCCGAGTATCAGTTGCCTTCTTTTTATAGAGGGTTCAATGCTTTTGTTTTGCCTTCCAGAGGAGAGGGATTTGGGTTGCCTTATTGCGAGGCGTCTCTATGCGGTTTGCCAATAATCGCAACAAGCTATAGCGGATGTTTAGACTTCTTGACGAAGGATAATTCATACCTTGTTGATTTCAAGGAATTTGAGCGAACAGAAAAAGGAACTACTGGCATTCATTATTGGGACGGACAGGAATTTCCGAAACTTGATCAATCCTTTATCTGTGATTTGGCAGATATAATGAGATATGTCTATAACAACTATGATGAAGCTAAGTCGAAGAATGTTCTCTTACAAGATTTTATCAAGCAGAATCTTGATGGAAAAGTAGTTGGATCAGAAGTGAAGTTGGTTTTGAATGATATTTGGGCCAAAAGGAAGTAAACATGATAGTATTTTTAGACACAGAACAAAAGACCATTACAATTTGCGATAAGACTGTTAAGGTTTATCCATTTACCATGCTTAATGTTATCAAGAAAGAGCTTTTAGGTAAAGAGGTTATTTATGTATCTGAGACCGTATTGACTGACGGAGATAGCGTTGTTGATCTTGTTTCTCAATATGTTGACGAAGATAACGGTTTTATTGAAGACGATGGTGGCGAGCTTTATCTTAGAACAACAGGAAAGCAAAAACACTCTGTTGCTTATAATGGTAAGAAGATCTTTTTCGGAGGCATGTATGATATGAAGCCCGTATCTTTGTTGCCTAAAGGATTTGTTGAAAACTGCCGAACGATAACAGAGGGTATACGAGACGGTGTTTTTGAGATTGTTACCGAGAAACAGAAGTTCTACATAGAGCAAGATAAGATTAATGAGGAGAACGAAAAAGAGCAAAAGCTTCTTCAGGAAGATAGGTCTGAAAGGTCTGGCTCTGTCGATAATCCTATTGAGATAGATTTGAACAAAACAATCAGTTTTAAGAAAACAAAGAAATGAACATAGCTGTAATAAATCATGAAGAACCTTGGAACCTTCTTGCTTGTACAAGTCTTATCAGAGGGCTTGCTAAAACATACAAGGATTGTTCAGTAACCTTTTTTGTTCAACCAGAGTGCTTGCCTATCTTGTCATTTAGTAAGAAGGTTAGTGTTTCGGTAGAAGAGTTCGGTTATGAAAACAATTTTGATTTAGCGATAAATCTAACGCCAGACGTTCATTGTTCGACATTTTCCTCTGCTTTGTCGTCTAATGTAATTGGGTTTGTAGAAGAGCGTGGTTCTGTTGGTTTTTCTAGTAAAGAAGTTGAAGATTATTATGGCGTTGTTTATGGTAATAGGAAAACCGAGAAACATTTTTTACAGATACTTTTCAAGTTTTGTGGCATGACATGGAGAGGAGAAGGTTATGATCTTTCTTATTATCCAAAGAATAGAGCAAAGAAGAATAGTATTGGACTTTCAATTTCAAATGAAGGACTAAGAGGTTTTGTAAACAACAATTTACAGATTTCAGGCTCTAGCGTTTCAACGGTTCCGAATAGGAAAAGTCTGCTGAAGAAAATGGACGAAATCAATAGGTATATGTATATCATAACTGACGATTTGTTTGCTTTGCATGCTTCAATTGCTTTGCGCAAAGAAGTCGAGTTTTTAGATACTATAGGCCTGCCTTACAAGATAGAGTTCTTTAGCAAAGGCAATCATTACGGAATATCAAATGTCGCATGGAGCCATTCAATTTCAGAAAACGAACATAAAGAATGTTCACGACTATCCGGCTAAGAAAGTTCAATATACTGCTCCCTATTTTGGGTTTCAAAATGTACAAGCAACAGGGAAGTATGTTCGATTAGCCATTATTGATAGCGGCGTCCCTATGCATAAAGACATAGCTGCTGACGTTTACAAAAGTTCAAATTTTACTTCTAGCGGTAGCGTCTTTGACGTTTTTGGTCATTCCACTTCCTTGGCTGGTGTTATTGCGGCAAATGGAAAGAGCGGCATAAAAGGGCTAGCTCCTGAGACAGACTTATATTTTGCGAAGACTCTTTTAGACTCTGACGGAACAGGAGTTCACGAAGCTGTTATAGACGCTCTTTTGTGGTGTATAGTTAGAGAAGTAGATATTGTTCTTATGTCTTTTGGCTCTCAGTTTGAGCATGACGGCTTAAGAGACGCTATACGAAAGGTTAACAGATCTGGGATTTCAATGTTTGCGGCAGGAGGGAACTGTACATCCCGAACGAAGGATGTGGATTTTCCAGCAAGATATGACGAGGTTTTTTCGGTTGGATATTCGAATAATATAAATAGTAATGAAGTCATTAAACATGCTGGAAAAACAAAAGGCGTTATATTGCCATCGCAAGACTTTGAAACAACGTTTGTTGATTCAAAATTTGCGACAGTTGCAGGGAGTAGCCTCTGCGCTGCGGCTGTTGCGGGTATAGGCGTTTTGTCTTATCATTACCTAAGAGGTAAAGGATTTGACATCAAAAATCCTCAAATTATATATAACGAAATAGGTCGGTTGTCTAGCAAAGACTAGCGGAGTTTCTGTATATGCCACATGTCCCTCGTAATAGATGCTGCTATCCTGACACAAGTGAGATTAGTTTCTTGCCGTCAGAGGCTGTGGACTGGATTGGCAATCCTGGAACCGTTCAGATTGCTCTAGACGAGCTTGCTGATAGAGTTCATGAGATAGAGATAAATGGCGGAGGCCCAATTGGAGACGTAGACGCTTCGATTGTTACCTATACCCCTTCGGTTGACGTTGCTTCTTGTTGGCAAGGCAGTAGTGACCCTGGTAACGTAAATGACGCTCTTGATCAAATAGCTCTTAGGATTTGCGATATTGAACAATGTTGTAATTCAACTTATTTTCATACACAAAGTTCTCCTTCAACAACATGGTCTGTTTTTCATAATTTAGGAAGAATGCCTTCTGTTTCTATTAGAGATTATTTCGACGTTGAAATAGAAGGACAGGTTTCTCATGTTAGTTTAGATCAATTAGTTATAGAATTTAATAAAGCTATTACAGGGACGGCTTATTGCGTATAACGAAAAGGGATGAATGGCAACAAGGAAATTTCTAATTGATATAGATCTTGATCAAAATAGCATAATCAGTGCTGTTATTGAAAACAGGGATTCGGTTATTGACGGCTATCCCTCAACTCCTGTTGCTGGTCAAATATTTTATGACGAGAATGCTTCTAATAAGAAACCATTCTACTATGACGGAACAACTTGGGTTGCTATGTCTTCTGCAACTGCTTCTTCTGTTCCGTTTAGCGGCGTTACAACAGGCACGAATACTACAGCAACAATGACGGTTGGTACGGGTGCTTCATTGACTGTTTCGGGTAGTGGTACAGTAAATGCTAATCGTTATAATTCAAATGCGATTATCGCCCTTGCTGACGGCGGAACAAATGCTAATCTAACAGCAGTAAATGGTGGTATTCTTTATTCAACAGCAACTGCTTTGGCAATAACGTCTGCTGGCTCTAGTGGAAATCTTCTTCAAAGTAATGGAGCTAGCGCCCCTACTTGGATAACTTTGGGTTCTATAGATCATGGTAGCTTTGGCGGGTTGTCAGATGACGATCATGCTCAATATTTGGTTTTATCTCCTTTGAATGACGCTCGGAATACAATACAAGCGAGTAGTGCATCTGTAACTGGATTAACAATCAAAGAAGCAGGAGGATCAAGTGATCATCCTCTCTATGTTATAGAAAATTCTTCTGGTGTTCATCTTTTTGCTTTTTATAGAATTACTTCAACAGATTATCGACTGTATATAAACTCGAATGCTGGAACATTTAACGTTTCAAATACTCCTTATATTAAAGCAGAATCGTATACTGGTGTTACTGGTGCATTTATCAATATATCTTCGTCTTCCTCTTTTTCGGGTGGTTCAATAAATATTTCGGGAGGAGTGTCGGGTGCTGGTGGTTCGATTACAACAAACAACGGTGGCGGTTCGATCAATACAACAGATAATGGTTCTATTCAGTTTGGTGTTGCCGCAAACAGAATAACCCTCCAAGGAACTTCTGGCTCGTCTGGTAAGACGCAAACTCTTCCTAATCTTACCGGAACTGTTACTATATCTTCAGGAACGCAAGTAGCTAATAACTTTGCCGTAGCGAATAGCTCGACATTAGGCGATGTAGTTTTTAGAAACATACTTGCAGGAGATATCCCTTCTCTTACAGGAACATATCTAAGAGTTGTTCCCGCTGTAACTTCTGATAATACAGTTGCTCCAACTGCTTCGGGCGTTGTTGGTTTGGTTGTAAAGCAGACAACAACTTCTCCCGCAAAGATTTTTGAAGTTCAAACTAGCGGGGGATCTCCAATTTTTACGGTTGGCGATTCTGGCGGCAATACAGACGTTACGGTTGCAACAAACTTGACCGTTACAGGAAATCTTACAATAAATGGAACTACAACAACAGTTAATACCTCGACTCTTCTTGTTGAAGATAATTTTATAACCGTAAATAGTATTGCGGCTGTTTTGGACGCAGGTATTGAAGTTGAAAGAGGTACAGGCGGAACAGGCGATAATGCCTTCATAAGATTCAAGGAAACGGTCGATCAACAGTGGTATATAGATAATGGTACTTATGAATGGATAATAGCTCGTAGATATTCAGGAATCATAACTGGAGACAATTCTACGACAGCCTTTAATATAACTCACAACATGAACTCAAAAAATGTTGCTGTACAAGTTTACAATTCTAGCGATATTCTTGTTTATCCAGAGGTTAGTACGCCAAACGTCAATTATGTAACAATAACATTCAAGCCAGCGCCTGGTATTGGAGTTCAGTATAGGGTTGTAGTGGTAGGATAAAGTATGGCTAATCAGTTCTTATCTCAAATTTCTCTTGGAACGCAAGCCGTTCTGATTTATACAGGAAACGGTAGTCCAGAAGGTGTTGAAACAGCGCCTGTTGGCTCTGTTTATCTAAACGCAACGGCTTCTAATGCTGCTAATGCATTTTATGTTAAAGGTTCTGGAACGGGAAATGCTGGATGGTCTTTGCTTGCTGCTTCGACCATTCCTGCCGGTAGTGATACGGAAATACAATTCAATGATGCTGGTGTTTCGGCTGGAGATCCTCAATTAACTTGGAATAAAACAACAAATACAATAACTATTGGGTCAACTAATAATGCTGGAATTATCCTTGTTAAGGATAAAGGTGAGGTAATGTTTGAGGAAGACAACGACAACGGTTCAAACTATGTTTCTCTAAACGCACCGGCTAGCCTTTCTTCAAGCGTAAATTTAACACTTCCTAGTTCGTTACCGGGAGCTAGCAGTGGCTTTTTAATCGCAAGTTCTTTAGGAGTTTTGAATTTTGCGGCAACAAATAGATTGCTCTATAATGATTCAACAGGGGGAATTGAGCTTGTAAACGCAGGTAATAATGCTAATTTTTTTGTAGTTAAAGATAGCTTATCGAATAATGTTTTTTCTATTGGTTATGAAACATTTGTGTCAAATACTATTCCAAGGTTTTATACTGACTTTATAATGAATAATTCTGTTAGCATTTTTGCTGAAGACACAGACGGAGACCCAACAGAAATTTTTACTCTTTATGGAGATTCTTTTTACTTTGGACCTTATGATAAAGACGGAGTTTTATCTATTGGAATGGATGTTTATATTAGATATGGAAGAGGAAATGCTGGTTTTGATTCTGCGATTACAATATCTGGTATAAATTACTATATTGATATACCGCTTGCCATTACCGCAAATCCACCCGCAAAAACTGGAGCTACAAATCCAAAGCTTTTGAGTATTTCTGGCGCAAATGCTAATCATACCACAACCGTAGCTGGTGATGTAAACGATATAAGTTTCAATTTGAGCAGAAATGTTCAGTTTACAACTGGGTCTACTATTTCTGCAATTAGAGCATTTTATATCAATCCACCAACGTATGTTGCAACAGCAGCTACTCAAACAATAACCCATGCTTCAACTGTAAGCATAAGCGGCGCTCCTGTAAAAAGTACAAATGTTGCAATAACGAATACGTCTGCTCTTAGAATTGAAGCTGGCGAAGTATCTACAGCTACAACTGCTTACGGTATTTATGTTCAATCTCCAACAGGTGCAGCAGCAAACTACGCCTTGTATATTGGCGGTAAAACTCAAATAGTTCCTGATGTTCATACATCTGGCTCACCTGTTGGTATACTTTATACGGGTGCTGCTCATACAACATTGACAGCTTCAGTTGAGTCTTCTGATCTTTATCTAAACCTTACTAGAACTGTGCAGTTTGCCGCAGGCGCTTTGACAACTCAAAGGGCTATTAGAATTGATGCTCCTATTTATTCTTTTGTTTCTTCAAGTACAATAACGGATGCGTCTACGGTTGCTATTTCTGGGCCTCCTGTTGCTGGCACAAATGCAACGATTACAAATTCTTATGCTCTTTCTATAGAATCTGGTAATATGGCTCTTAGAAATGAAGGTGGCTTGCATTTGTTTGAAGCTATAGGAAACGGTTCTAATAAACTAATTTTCAAGGCAGCGTCTAGCCTTTCTGCTAATTCTACTTATGCTTGGCCGATTGCTCCGGTATCATACCCGGATGGATATGGTCATTATGTTCTTACTGGCAATGGAGGAAACCTTGCTTGGACTGTATTTAATAGCGTAACCCTTGCTCCTCATCATTATAATACTGTTCCGTCAGGAGCAGTAGATGGTTCTAATGATGTTTTTGTTTTAGCTCATATACCTGCTCTTGGTACTGAAAGAGTTTATAAGAATGGGCTTAGACAAAAGCCAGGCTCCGGAAATGATTATACCATAACGAGTGATACGATAACATTTGAAAGTGGTAATATACCTAAAATTGGAGATGTTATTTTGGCAGACTATATTGAGGGAGAAAGTATTTTATAAAGTATCTTATAAGGAGTTATAAGAAGGTATAAATGGTATTTATAAAGTAACAGCTAATGTAAAATTAACAATTATAATTTGAGATTTACAACTCTTCGTTTTGTCGGTTTTAATAAACGTCTTGGTGGAAACGTCAATTATATTTCGGTCAATCTGCCTGTTACTGGTTTTTGGAGAGTAATGCATGCCTAAGACAATGGTTATATCAATTAATCTAGGCGATGGATTCGCAGGCTTAGACCTTGCTGCGCAAATAATAAAGCCAAACGGAACAACTGTTACTCCGTTTGTTTCTGACGGATTCTTTGAAGTCGGTGAAGGGTTCTATATCTGGGAATATTCTAATTTTCCAGAAAACTTTCGAGGAGGCGTTAAGTTTTGCGACTCAACCGATACCTCTAGAGTTTTGTCTTTCATAGACATATCAACTGAGGGACTTGTTGGTTGCACTTCTAATGAGGAGTGCGTTCCTGAGATTGGCGATACGTTTGATATAACCTATAGCGATCAGCCAGGTTTGAACTTTTATGCAATCTTGTTTTCTGCTGAAGATTTAACAAAAGCTTGGAATCCGTCTACGTCTACATTTGAGACATATTCTTTATCAAATCAAACAACTTTTGCGTTGCCTTTGGTTGAAGATACAGACAGGATTGGTTGGTATGAATATATCATAAGCGATGTTTCAAACATTCCCGTTGTTGTTGGTAATCAGTTTTACTTTATTGAGGTCTGGAAGAGGAAAGGGGCTACTCCAAATCGCTCTGTAGATTGTAATACAGGAAATCTAAGAGTTTGTTGGGGTACTCAGAGCGGCGAGTGGCTTGAGATTGCTCGTAGAGTTTGGGAATATGGAACAAGAACTCTTACTAGCTTCCCGGAGATTCCGCCTGGCATTACTCCGCAGCAGATATGGGAGTATTCAACAAGAACGCTTACGGCTGGCGGTATTGCTGATTGTGACTATACGGAGCTAGAAGCTCATATATTAGCAGCTATAGCTTTGTCAACTGGAAAGACTTTAGAGGAATTGAACAAGGTAAATGAGGAATTAGGAAGTAGCATACAGAAGACGTTCGATTTGCTTAAGACTTGTTGCGCTGCAAAATCAAGAGGAAGTCCAACAGTTCAAAGCCCAAGAATAGGACCGAGAGGGTCTAAAGGAAGAGGGCCTAATATGAGGTTTGGATAATGCCTTTAGGTATTAGAGTAATAGACAGAATATCAGACCAAGCTGACGTTTCTATAACAAACGTTCAGAATAGCGATGTTTTGGCTTATAACTCGACAAGCCAAAAATGGGAAAACAGGACACTTGCTGGCGGTGGTCCGCATACTCATCCTTGGACAGATATAACTTCAACTCCAACGACTTTGGCGGGATATGGAATAACTGACGCCGCTCCTCTTGTTCATACTCATGCTTGGTCTTCAATAACCTCTACTCCAACAACTTTAGCAGGCTACGGTATCACAGACGCTGCTTCTTCCTCTCATAATCATGATGGAGTTTATTCACCTTTAGTTGGCTCTACAAGCATTGTAACTCTTGGAACAATTACGACGGGAACATGGAATGCTAGCGTAATTCCTATTAACAAGGGAGGTACAGGACAGACGAGCGTTTCTGCCGCTATTAATGCTTTATTGCCTTCTCAAAGCGGTAATACTGATAAGTTTTTGAAGACAAATGGAACTGATATTCTTTGGGCAACTGTTCCAACTTCAGGCGGTGGAACTGAATTATCAAAAACTTTCACATATGACGGAAATGGTCGTCTTTCGGTTATAACGGATTCTGCTGGAACGAAAACTCTTTCGTATAACGGGAATGGTACGTTGAATCAAATAGTTGGAACTGGTCCATATGTTACGAAGACCTTTAGCTATAATTTAGACGGTACTTTGGCTGGTATAACAGTCTCATAACATAAGGAGAAAAGTATGAAATATGTAGTTGTTCGCTCAACAGATGGTAAAAATATTGGTAGAGTATTTGAAGATTTGCCGGATATAACGGATGATATTGTTCTTGATTTTGGTTATGTTTTTGAAGTTGTTGATATTCGACAACTTGACGTTAAGACATGGGAAATTTCGAATCCTAACTACATTTTGTTTTTGGAGAAGATTGAAGAGGAGTAAGTTCGATTTCTTGTATTTTACGGTGTACGGTAACTTGGAGTTAAAAAATGGCGTTAATCACAGATCCTGATAATCTAAACGATCATGCAAGTAATAATACTGCAACTGAAGTTTTTATAGATACGGCTGCAAAAGCAATAAAGCTAAATCAAACAGGCAACCTATCTACGGACGGGGTTACGCTGAAATGTCTTTATTCGTTTCTAAAAGAAGAGTGGAGAAACGATCCGAATAGCAAGAATCTTGCGGCGTTTCCCTTTCCAATGACTCCTATTACCGACGAATCTTTCGAGTTTATTGAAGGATGGGATTTTGACGCAGACGCAAGCAGATATCTTATTAGAACTGCTGGGTGGACAGTTAAGAACGTATCTGGTAACATTACTCAAAAATGGGCTGGAGTTATAGGCCTTGGTACTATCGAGTCAAACGATCAGCTTTACTTCCAACAGACTAGCGGTGGTTCAGCGACTGATGTTCAGCTTACTGGTCAGGTAAATCAGGCCGTTCAAATTCTAAGAGACGACGACGGTGACGGAAACTACGCAGAAGGTTCTGATTATGATAGAAGAACGGTTTTTAATCTCTTCTGTCGTGAATATAATCAGTTGTACGGTAAGTCAAGCTTGACGGATATCGGTGTTACCACGATGGACTCGATTGCTTATCGTTTCCCTATATCTACAGGTACTGACCTTAAGATTACAGCAGACGACTCAACGGTTGGGTCTTCTTCTCCATATACTGCAATTCTTGTTAGATATTTTGATCAAGCTTTTAGTAGAGACGTTGATTCAACAACTGATAGAAATTTTGGTATTGTTGTTGATGTAGGAACTCATTCGGGCGTTGATGGCGCATGTTCTTCTGGCGGAACGGTTTTTACAACTTCTGAAGGCGGAATTATCACTTCTGGAAATCCTTATGCAGGCGGAACTCTTACTATCTATGAAGGGGCAAACGCTGGAACTTATACGATATCAGGAAACCCAACGGCAACTCAAGTTACAATTACTGGCGGAACCTTTGCAAGCACCCTTTCTAATCAAAGCTTTACTCTTCAAAGAGGAACTCCTGTAACGGCAACAGCAGAGCAAATTTATACCAAAGTTCAGTATCTTTTGAGGCAAAATTCAGATATTGACTCTACCGATCAAACAGTAACAGGAAAGACCGCTGACGCTCTTATGAGATTCGTTGGTGATACTCTTGTTTGCGGAAACCCTTCTCCAAGCAATCCTAATTCTGGCGGTTCTGGCGTTATAATCGAAGGCTTTAGCTCTAGCGATACAAATAGAATTCAGTTTTATGACAATACTGGAACTCAAAGAACTTTCCCATATGTTGCTGTTCTTACTGTTAACTTTGGTGATAACTTGAGACTTGATGCTAGTGCTAAGTATTGGATTTACTTTACATATACTCATCAAGCAACAAATACTGGATTTGCTATAACAAGTGCTTCTGGACAAACAGCAACTCTTACAAGTTCAACAACTGATCTTTCTCAGATTCTTGATAATGAAGAGTTTTACGTTAGCGGATTTGCGACAACAGGTAATAATGGACTTTATAGAGCTACCGCTGGTGGTTCAAGCGGCTCTGTTACTGTTGAAAAAGCAGATACAGGAGACGCTAACTTTACAAACGAATCAGCGGGAGCTAGCGTGACTGTTCAGTTTAATCCATTCGGAAGTTCAAGTGCTGTAATTGTTGATAATAATGCAGGCGCAGATATGACAGGATCTGTTTCAAGTCAGTCAAGCGTTCAGCTATCGTTCAACTATGACGGTAACGTTCAGGGCGGTAGAACGGCAGCAGTTGACGCTCCTATAACAGCAGTTGGTATTGGTTTGAACACGGGTCAGTATGTTAAGGCAACAGGAACCCTTGCTCGCTCGACAGCGAATAGCGTTTCGTTGGTTGCTCCTCTTGAACGTAACTATAGCAACTAACGCATAAATCAGTTTGGGGCGATAATAGAGTATGGCAGCAATCATTGCAAACGTCAGTAATAACATTGACGTTCTTGATAGCGTTGGGTTTACTGCGGTAATCACTGGCTCAAGAACGAGAACTACGTCTATTGATGGCGTAACGTGGTCAACTGGTACGAACGCTCTCTCTGCGGCAAACTCTTGGAACGCTGTTTGTTGCGGAGACCCCGCCGGAAATGGTAACGTTGTTGCTGTTGCTGTTGCGGCAGGAACTCAAGCCCTTAACTATTCTTATGATTGTACAACATGGACAGCCAACGCAACAGGTATGCCTTCTACGGCGGCTTGGACGGCTCTTGCATTTGGCGAGGGCGTTTTCGTTGCTGTTTCAACGACTTCTTCAACCGCTGCTGCTTCTTCAACAGACGGTATAACTTTTACGGCTAGAACATTACCAGCTTCTGCTAACTGGCTATCCGTTGCTTATGATTCTGTAAATGGCAATTTCGCTGCTGTTTCTGGCGGTACTTCAACTGCTGCTGCTTATTCAACAAATGGAACTTCTTGGAGTTCTGCTACATTGCCGTCCTCTGGTGATTGGAGATGTGTTGCGGCTGGTAATGGCACTCTTGTTGCTTTGAGATATAACTCAACAGCAGGAGCATATTCAACAGACGGTGGTGTTACTTGGAATGCTTGCAATACATTGCCTGTAACAGGAAACTGGACTTCCATAGCTTATGGAAACGGCGTTTTTGTTGCAGTTGCAACAGGCGGTACTGTAGCTCTAACATCTACTGACGGAATAGATTGGACTCAAAGAGTTTTGCCTGTTTCTGGTAACTGGTCTTCTATTGCTTACTCAAACAGTCTTAAACTTTTTGGCGCAATAACAAACGCAACATCTAACGGACTTGCAACCTCGCCTGATGGCATTACATGGACAGGCCGAACGTTGTCCTCTGCCGCTTATACTTCTGTTTGCGAGACTCCAATAAAGTGGAACTCGGGTGATACGCTGACTATTAACAATGGTTCAACCATAACAGTTAATACAGACCAGACTAAGTTTTGGAAAACCATAACGATTAACGACGGTAAATTACTGATTACAAACAGTTCAACTTCGACACCAATACAATTTGCTATGGGTCGTAATACAGGCTCAACCGTTAACTCAATAGTTCCCGCAAGCGGTCTTGGAACAGTTGAGATTACTGGAAATTGGATTGAAATAGGAACTGGTAGCGGTTCTTCTAATCAAACAATGACCTTGCCTTATAGGAATCATTGCCCTTGCGTTTGGGTTGAAACGGGTAGCGGAACTGGAATATATGAGATATGGAACAATGTAACAGGTTCTTATGATAAGATACCAACTCTTCTTAGAGACGGATTGAGCGGCGTTAGCGTTGATCAAAGAGGAAAGTTCTTTACTCAAGACGCAGATACGTCTGGTGGCGGAACTGTTGTGTCTTGCGGCCCTATCTCTTTGTCAGGCGGTGTTTCTACTGTTTCTAAGTATGTTACTGTTACATCAACAACAGGGGTTATAGAAGGCGCAGCGATAACCGGAACAGGTATTCCTGCTAACTCCGTTGTTGACGCTGTAGTATCTTCAACAGTTCTTAGATTGAATCAGGTAACTACAGCTTCTGCTGGTCCTAATACATACACTATCTATAATCCTTACAAATCTCAGCTAACTTCAACTATAAGATTTGGTGACGGAACAAATGGCAACGTAGTCCCTAGCGGAGCTAAGGTTAGAGTCCCAAACATTGTTATTGACGATTTGACTCCAGCAAGTTTGCAGACTTCTTCTTTGGTCTTAAGCGCCAACATATTGCTTACTTCTGGTGGTAACATAACTGTTGATAAAGCTATTTTCTCGGAGTCATATAACAACTTTACTCAGGCCAAAATTTGTTCTTTGAAAAACTGCGGTTTTTCGATTATACCGCTTATTGCAGAAACTTATTCGCTTGTTATTGAGTCTGTTGGTATGGGCTTGCATCCTGATAGGCTTTTCTTTGGTACTTCAGTTTGGCAAACTCGTAGAGGTCGTTTTGGTACTAATGCTATTTGGAGCTATATCTCGAATGCGTCTATAACGGATCTGTCTATTGTTGTTTCTAATCCGCAAGCTCTTACTGGCGCAGCAGCGGTTACAGGTATTCTTGGTCTTTCATTTACGCAGAATGCAACTTTCAATAAGCTAAGATTGTTTTGTCTAAGTCCTATTAAAAGCTCTTCTTTTGGTTTGTATTTTTCCGATTCCGTTTTTGATTGTACTCTTACGGATACGGAAATTTATGGTTGCGCAGTAAATAACTTCATTAGGTCAAACAACAATACTCTCAATGGCATAACAACCGCTCAAGGTATGTTTTACGGAAGACTCCTTTATGCTTCTGGCGCAAGGTACGGTTATGATCCGTCAACGGGAGATAGGTTTGTTGACGGAACAAAGTATTATTTCAAAGCCAGAACGTTTAAGGATTGGAGAAATCCAACAAGTTATCATGAAAGCAGAGTTGTTTCTGCTACTCCTTATATTGGCCCTGATAAATTCCATCCATTCAACTTCGGCGCAATTAATACAGGTTCCGCTACTAACGCTCTAACTTGGACTCAAAGAGCGCCATCCGCCGCAACAGTTGTTTACGAAATATACAGAGGCACAACTCCCGGATTTACAACAAGAGACGCAACAACAAGGCTTTATCAAAACGGCACTGCCGCTACTGTCACTGTAAATGATAACGGCGGTCTTTTGCTGTCTGCTCCTGTTAATGGAACAACTTACTATTATGTTCTTAGAAAGTACAATGTTAGAATTGCAGGCGGCACTGGCTCTGGCTCGGGAAGTTCGACAACCGTAACAACATCAGGCAACTTTAATGCTGTTGCAACGATAACGAACTGTAAAGGAAAATCTGGAAAGAACATAATCCTAGCTATAGGATCTAACTTTGATACAGTAGGTATTGTTGCTGGTATGCCTGTTTCTGGAACTGGAGTTCCAGCTAATACGACCGTTGCAAGCGTTGATTCTTACTATCAAATTACTTTATCAAATAATCTAACGCAAGATATACTTGGAGTTACTCTTACTTTTGGCCTAGTTGCTGGTATGTATGTCTTTGGAACTAACATAGGTCAAAATGCTCAAATACAGTCTGTTGATTCAAATACGTCAATGACCGTTACAGTTGCTAATACAGGAACCGTTTCTGGTACTTTGAACTTTGCATGGGGAACAGAGTCAGCCGAGCAAGAGTGTTATACTCAAGGTGCTGCTACTACTGTTACAAATCTTTGTTTACAGTCTGACGATTTTTCTAATGCTTCTTGGACAAAGACAACTGTTACTGTTACGGTAAACATTGATATTCCTCCAACTCAAGCTTATTGGGCTACAGGCGCTATTACGGGTACTGCCGACAGACTTCTTGCCACTGGTAATAATGCAACTGTTACTCAGTCAGTCACAACGACCAATGGCATTCAATATACGTTCTCCGTATATGTAAGATCTGATATAGCTACTCCTCAAACTGCTGTTGCGGGAAGTATAAGTTTTGGATCTTCGTCTCAAGCCTTTACTACAACATATGATTGGCAAAGGATATCTGTTACCTTTACTGCTGTAGGCGCTAGCACGACGGCAACTATAACCATAAATAATAACGGCGCAAGCATGATAGCGTCGTCTCCTTGTGTAAATACGGGCGCTACAGCTATTCCTTATGTCGCAACAACTACAACGTCTGTTTCTCAAGGCGCTTTGGAGCCTTCTTCTATTCTTGCTTTTAGTAAAGGGAATGCAGGAGAAGACTCTCATCAAGGCATAGTTTATACAGGCGCTCTTGTTACAGGCATGTGGCATGAACTTTATGTTGGTACGTCTTCGGGCTTTACTCCTAGCGTAAATAACAGAACAGCAAATCATGTAAACGTCAGCACCGTTACGCAGATATTGACAAATAGTAATGGTAACGTATTTAGAAACTTAACTGAAATTGGAGGAGGTATAACTGCTGGTCTTATAAGCTTGACGACATCTTCTGATAATCAGTTTATAGGATATGATGTTGGTTTTGATTATGCAAACTCGGCAACAAGCTCAATTCTTGCTCTTTCAAATCTATGCAATAACAATTTTATCTATGATTGGGATGTTAAGAATATTTTCAACGCCACTGCTGCTGTTTATCCTTTTGGTGGAACTTCAGGAACAACAAACAACAACTCAGGACTTATATTGCAGAATATAAGATCAAATTCTTATGCTCTTCCATTGAACAATAACTATATCAATACGATATGCAAAGGTGTTGTTGGGGGTTCTTTTGCTCCTGCCACAGGAACGGCAACAACTTCTACAATAACAACATCAACTGACGGAGTTGCAAACGGTTACACAACAATATACGATACAATTTTCAATGAACTTTATCAAGGAACAACTAACGGCGCATTGGCTATGACGTTTAATGCTTCGGCTCTTAGTACGCCTCCATATGCAACGATATCAGGTAGTCCTAAGTTTTCGAATAGCGGAAGGTTGTATTTTGAAACCGCAGGCGATTCTATAGAGTATACTTGGCCTCATAAGATATATGGTGTATCAGCCTTTAGAAGCTTGGCCTATAAGGTAAACGTAAGTGATTTTGGAAATGATAATACAACAGGCTATGGCCTTAAGATTGAGTACAAAATAGATACAGGTTCTGGATATGGAGCATATAAAGAAGCTACGCCAGAGAACCTTGTTGCCGAAACGTTACCAGACGCTGACGTTGGTTTTTATCTAAAGATCAAGTTTACAGCAACAACGTTTATGAAGTATACTTCATTTACTTCAAGATTTGTTATTGGCGAAACCATTAACGGTGCTACTTCTGGAGCGACCGCTGTTGTTGACGACGAAGAGGCAGGCGCGTCAGGTATAGGCGGAACTCTTAGACTGTCAAGTGTTACTGGCTCTTTCATTCCAGGAGAAGTTATAAGAAGCGGAGTTACGGGCAGGGCAACAAATTCGGCAACGAATGGTTTTGCTTTAGGACCAAGCTTTACAAGCTACATAGACGGTTTGATGATATTTACAACCGTTGATAAAACGGCTATTTATCCTGAAACGACTCCAACTATTACATTGACGGGACTTAAGACAGGATCGAAGATTACGTTTGTAAGAACTTCGGACGGCGTTTCTCTTGGAGGAACGACAAGCAGCGGAACCTCATTCTCTCTAACATACGATTACTATGCAAATGTCGATGTAAACATAGTCATTCAGAACTACGGATATCTGCATTTGACCATTCCGTATACCTTGACTTCTGAATCTGTTTCTATCCCTGTTCAGCAAGTCATTGATAGGAATTACCTCAACCCGTAATGTAGTGTGATTTATGGGATACTCTTTTGACGGCTCTCAAAAAGTTATTACGCTAACGACTGGAACAACAACTCTAGACGTTAAGGATTTGTATTCCAGATGGAAAGATTGGGTTTTGACAAGCGATAATAGTAAATGGGAGTTGGCTTTCTTGGTTTCAGGAGGAGACCCAATTGATCCTGGCAGCGGAACATATGTTCCTTTGTATGCGTTCTTGGCAAATGGGTGGAGAATTAAGCCGCAAGAGGCAAATCATACCCTAAATGTAACCAATGGAGTCCTGCTTGTTGACGGCGGCGGTGATCCATTTATGAATACAGACGGTAACTATGTTGTTAGGGTAAACTATCAACAGCCAGTGCAAGCTATTACTGTTGCAACTGGAGGTTTGACGACTGAGCAAGCAGATCTTCTTGCTGCAATCAAGAGAATGACAGACCTTATTCCTGGAGCCTTATAATGGCATATACTCTTGACATATCTCTTGCTTTAGGCTCAAGTAAAGCTGGCGTAACCCTTAATGCTCAGCTTGTTGATTCTTCTTTAGCTCTTGTTGGTAGCGGAGTTTCAACAGGATTTAGCGAGGTTGGTAACGGTTATTATCTTTGGCATTATGAAGCTTTTCCTGATGGGTTTAGGGGAGGTGTTAAGTTTTACGAACAAGGCTTTCCTAACAATATACTAGCTTTTGTATCTGTAAATCCGCAAGAAGCGGAGAATCTAGATGTTAAAGTTTCTGAAGTTTGTTCAGGAGGCTCTGGTGGAACTGTTAGCGTTAATGTTGGGCATTCGAGCGTTGTTGTTGAAAACTCCACTGAAACAGACGTAGGAAATAATACAACAATAGAGATTACAGCAGGAACACAATCTGTAGGCCCTGAGATTACTCTTGGCGAAAACAAGAAGGTTCCAGCCTCAGAAATTATCAATATTACAACAGGAACGCAAGGTTCTTCTGTGCAAATTACGCCTGGAGTTAGATGATAAATGGCTATTAAGAAAATATTCATTGAGTACAAAGTTGACGGTTCTTTGACCGACGCTTATTCTGTTGAGCTTGCTTCAGAAGATTCTTCTTATGGGGTAAAGAAGCAGGACGGTACTATTGTCGTTGCAAGCGGAACTCTTGTTACAAATTCTTCTATTGGAGTTTACGAGTATGACCTAACTGTTGAAGACGGTATTATCTATACGGCTTCTTGGAAGATAGTTTCGTCTCTTGGTGCAGATCCTGTTTATGCCGTTCAGTCGCTTGGTCCTTTTTCTACTATTGCAGAATCTCCTGTTAAGTCGGTTCCAGATACTAGAGGAACTTTCGTTCAGGGAGCTTTATGCGCTTTGTTTTTGAGTCTTACAGACGTTCATGGTAATCCATTGAAGGCAGAAACTCTTACTCTTAGCGTAACCAAAGACGGAAGCCCTGTATTGACGGATGTAAATCCAGATTATGTTAGGCCTGGATTTTATACTTTCGACTGGACGATTCCTACTGACTTGGAAGCTGGTAAGTATCTTGTTACATGGAGTTATGTAGCTAACGGTTATACTGGCGCTGAACTTCAAGAGGTTATCATAGCTCCAAGCGGGGATACATTAAACTCTGATATTCAGCTTTATGGCGCTCGCTTTGGAGATTTGAGAGTTGCTCTTAGTGAGATGATTTGTTGCGCTCAGAAGATTCCTGTATATCATGAGCAGTCTATTCCTGATATAAACAATCAAAAGTACAAGTTTACTTTTGCTCGATGGAATCAAGCTTATGGAACGAGAATCTTTAGAAACAACAAGCTTGTTGAAGGTGGATACGAGATAAACTACTTCAATGGTACGGTTCTTTTTGATTCGCCTCTTTCTGATTATGATACGATCTATGCTGATTATAACTTTAGGTGGTTTAGCGATGAACAGTTAGACCGATTCCTTTTGAATGCGTTGGCTATAGCCAATTTCTATCCTCCTCAAAGCGCTTATAGCATTTTGAGTGTTCCTGATATTTACATACCGCTTTTGCTTTATGGAGCAGCGAAGGACGCTATTCGAGAGCTTCTTATGTGCTTGAATTTCCAACAGCCTCAACAGGTTTTTGGAGGCTCTGACGCTGCTCAGAAGGCTTTTTCTAATATGGAAACTCTGAAGAAGAATTATGAAGAAGAGTTTACAAGGCTTCTTGAGCAGAAGAAGTTTGGTAGGTATCCAAGAACGAAGGCTATTACTGTTCCAGAGTTTACATTGCCAGGCGGAAGGTCGAGATGGTTCCGATATATGTTTGGTGGAGGCGTTTGATAGGAGACGATAATTATGAAAAACATAGAATCAAAGTCTTACAAGGCGGAAAAGAAGAAAAAAGGTCGATGCTGGAAAGGGTACGAGCCTGTTCCTGGAAAGGAACCGTACTCTAAAGGAAGTTGTAAGCCTAAGAAATGAGATAAAGCATGAATGATAGTAAACCAACGCCGGGTGAATTTCTTGCAAAGCTAAAGCAGTTAGGGCTTGCTGACGAGGTTGAGTTTTTCTTTCTTCCTTCAGCAGAGTTGAAAAATAGAATCGTTAGAGGCGGAGACCCGATTATTGACGCTCTTCCTTCTATGGCAAAGCGAATATTTTTGGAGTTGCCAGACGGCAAGGGTATAGCGTTGTATACACCAATGGTTATCAAGTATATTGACGGGACTCTTGATAAGAACAATTCATACATTTTTGATCTTGGTGAAATAAGAGTTAGAAATGCAAATGAACTTTGTATTAAGGCTCTCAATAGAAGTAAAAATATGAAGCCGAAATAAGAGGATCTTATTGGTGATGTTTCGTAATATGTACTACGTTGTGTTGTTTATTTTAGAGAGCTAGCTGAGTGAAACCTTCCTTAATTGCGAGTCAAAACAGACTTGCCGCCTACCCTTCGTAGGCGAGGAAGGTTTTTAGTTTAATCATCTAAAGGAGTCTGTTTGTATGGCTAAGAAAATGAAGGGCATGAAAGGTAAAAGAGGCGAAGATCTTGTTTTGGCTGATAATACATCTTCGAAGCTTTTAATTGCGGTTTCAGCAAAGAATGCTGGTCAGAAAAAAGCGCTCAAAGCTATTTCAGAAAATCAAGTAACCTTTTTATACGGCGCTCCCGGTACAGGCAAGACACATTGTGCCGTTGGTTGGGGAATTCAAGAATTGCTAAAAGGTCATTATGACAGAGTTGTTTTTACAAGACCCTATGTTGAGGCTGGCGAGAAGCTTGGTTTTTTGCCCGGAAATTTCGACGCTAAAATGAGTTGGGCTGTTATGCCTTTGTACGAAGTTGTTTCAGATTATCTAAGTCAAGACGATATCAAGAACCTTATTGAAAGCAAAAAGATCGTTATCTATCCTCTTGCTTATATGAGAGGTTGCACTTTTAAGAGGTCTTATATAGTTGCTGACGAGTGCCAAAATTCAACTGTTCAGCAAATGCGAATGATGCTTACTCGTATTGGAGAGGGATCGAAGATTGTATGCACTGGCGACGTTGAACAGTCTGACCTTGGTTCTAAACTAAACGGTCTTGCTGATGCTATCAATAGGCTTCAAGGTATCAATAATCTTGAGTTTATTGAGCTTGACTACGCTTCTTGCGTCAGAGAGAAGATTGTCTCTGATATAGACCAGAGGTATAAGGAAGGTATTAGAGAATCTTCTAGGAATAATGGTCATTCTTCTAACGGATCTACCCAAAAGGCAGAATCTTACGATTGACGATATTTGAATAGATGGGGTGATAATTCTTCTCCTAAAACTTGGAGGAAAGTTATCAATTCCGTTGAATGGTAGGAGAGACACGTTAGGAGCTATAGGATGAACAATCTAGTATTTATGAATTTGATGAAAGAGGCTTTTTCTAAAGAGGCTACGCTTAGGCCTTATAAACAGCCTCCTTTTTCGCAAGACGAGCTTTCTACACCTGTTCAATACGGGCCTAATATCCCTCCGTTTATGAGAGGGAATACTCCTGTTACTGCGCCTAAAGCCGCTCCGAACGCTCCTAAATCAGCGCCTTCGTCTCCGTCTTCAAGCGCTTCAGAATCTAATCTCCCTCCGTCAAAGCCAAGGATTTTACCCAATTCTGCGATTAATGTTCAGCAATGGCTTGCTGGATTCATTTTCAAGTTTAACAAGATGCTTTCTGGTTATACCAGTTATAACCCTATTACTCCAGATCAGATTTTCGATATGTTCCTCTCGTTTGTTGACGAAGAAGCAGAAACGGAAATTGGCCCTGATAGAAGGCCTTTGACGGATGAGGAAATAGGGAGAAAGCAAGAAGCTCTGACTTTGTTTGAGAAGATATTCAAAGACAAGTTTGAAGAGTCAAAGAGGAAGAGTCTTTCAGGCGAAGAGGACGTTGCTCAAGCTCCTCAAGAGCAAAAATATCCAGACCTAACAAAGGCTCAAGTTGTCGCTTTGTTTCAGCGAAATAGGGCTTTGCAAGAGGGTAAAGGCAAGACGAATAGGGTTTTTGATACTATTGCTCAGATGCCTCAGTTTACTCATAATGATCATAACCTTGCATTGCTCAAGGAGGTTCAAGAAGAGTTTACTGGTTCTACTATTTCAAGCGGTATTGACGACGCTTCAAGAGAAGAACTCAAGAACTTGTTCTTGAAAAGCTATCTTGGCGGAAATGACAAAGAAAGTCTCATTAGATACAAGATGCTCCTTGGCGAGCCTTTGTCTTCTAGAGATAGGGATTTGATTTTGCAATCTCGTTTGAGTAGGGGAGATAAGTCTAAGTCATTTGTGAATAGCAAACTTCTTGCTGATTCTGATTCAATTGGATTCATTAAGGATAAGCTTTTCAGCGCCGATGCCAATAACAAAGAGTTGTTTTTGTCATTCTTTTTAGAGCCTTATGCTAGACAGGCCATGCTTGACAGCATTGGTCCAGATCTTGATCCTGGCGAGAATGAAATACTTGGAAATATTGGTAAGAGCGGATATGATGCAAATGTTATGAATGTTGTTCATAGACATTTTGAACCTCTTGTTCAAGAGCTTAAGAGTGTTATTTCTGATAAAGACAATCCTTTGCATTATAAGTTTTTTGATTGGGTATTGCAAGAGGCTGTTCGTTCGGCGCAATCAGATAAGTCTCAAGAAATGCAATGGGCCGCTGATGCTGGTTCTGCTAATGAAAAAGACCCATTTGCTATTACTCCAGATAGAGATTTCAAAACTGATTTCCGTCTTGAACTTGGAGAAAGCGTCTTCAAAGAAGAGGGCTTGCAGCCTGAAGGCTTGCCAGTTCAGAAGGGTGATACGGTTGAACTTGATAAACTACAGAGTTTGCAAAATAACTGGAATAAGCTCAGTTCGTTTATTACAGACGTAAATGGTAAGCTTGCTCAGTTTTATCAGAGAACGCCTTTGACAAAGGAAACAAGAGACCAAAAGGTTAATGCTCTTCGTAAAATGCTTCTTTGGTCTAGAATACAAGAGTCATGCAGGAAGTCCGTTGCCCAAACTGTTGAGGCAGCTAATAGAGGCATAAACAACCTTACTGACGAGAGGATGATTAATATTCTAAATCAAGACTGGAGCGAGCTATTTAAGCTTGAGCATCTTGCAGATAACTCATTTGCTCTTGATAATCCTGACGTAGCTGGTATAGTTCAAAAGGCTGTTGCAGATAAGCTATTTGCAGACCCTCGCCAGGCGTATGACGAAATACTAACGTCGAGCGCTGTTGAATATCCTCCTAACATGCAAGTTGGTAGTAGAAAAGATCCAGCTTATAATCAAGTAAATAACACAAGAAACATTATCAAGCAAAAGGCTTATGGAGATCTTGAAAGCCTTAGAGACGTATTGTTAGATCCAGAGCTTATCAATAAGTACGGCAACGATACAATGGTTTCGTTTGTTGAGGTTATAGGTTTCTTCCCAGAGACAGCAGCGGTTGGTTCTCTTTTGGCAAAGACGAACAGAGGTTCTTTTGACGACAAGATGAACTATCTTACTCAGCTTGCTCGAAGAGGCGTTGATCTTGGTAAGACTGAGGAAGAGATTGAGGCAATGACCCCTCAAGAAATCACTGCAACCTTTGATAAGGTAAGAGATATACTTGAAACAATGTACTCAACTCCAACGGATATAGAAAAGAAATTTAGCGATCCAGGTTCATTTATCAAAGACGAATATGTTGCTCAGTTTGCAGCAGCCGCTGGCTTGAACAACGTAAAGGGTAAGGCTGACTTTGCAAAGCTTCCTAGAGATTCTAAGAAGAGAGTTATAGATGAATTTGACAAGAGCGAGTACAAGAAGTATTACGTCGATCAAAGCAGAGAGCTTGAAGCTTTGAGAGTCTATCTTGAAAGGTACATAGAGCAATCTATGGATAATCCTGCTTTCTTGGCAAGAAATAAGCTTGAATCTAAGGATCAGTTCTTGAAGCATATCGGTATCACTCCCGGTCAGATTTCAAACTCTATAAAAGAGATGCCAGACAGAAGGCTGTTCCAGATTGCTGAGAGATATTTCCCAGATCTTAGAGATGCTTATAATAGGGGTCTTGTAAAGAAAACTCTTGTTCATAACAAGCCTCAAGTTAAGGTTGACGAGTTAGTTAAGAGCATGCTTAGAGAGACTCCTCAAGAAGAGGCAATCGATCCAAAGGGTAAGAGGCCGTATGGTCCTTCTCGCCTTGTTGCTAGAGACGCCTTGTTCTTCGCTGAACTTCTAGACGCTGGCGCTGCTGGTAAGATTGCTTCTAGATTGAGAATGATGCAGAAGATTGCTCAAAATAGAAGGATTGCAAACCTTGTCTCATTGAGAGGAAAGTTTGCAAAGTTCAATGTCGATACAAGTGTGTTAGACGCAATAATCGCTGGAGTAGTAAATGGAAGACAGCAAAGCATGGGATCTTTCTAAGTCTGAAAACGTTTCTTGTAGGATGATGGCCGTTTGCGGGCATTGCAGGCATCATGAGAGAAATCCGACTATAGAGTTTAACTTTGGAGATTCCAAGGTTTATTGGCTTTGTCAATCATGTAAAAAGATGAACGAAATGGATTTTTCTAAGCAGATGCCATCGGCTTATCCAAAAACAAGAAGGATGTAATATGTTTGTTGTAAAGAACATTACAAAACATGATGTTGATATACCAGAATTAAGAGTTACTCTTTCGCCTGGACATACGATAGACTTAGATATGATTTCTTCTAGATTCTACATTGAACAAGCTAGAAGTCTTAGGTCTTTGTTTTCTTCAAAA